TCACGATATGCGCGATGCTCGCCTTCGGCGTATCGTGCGCGAAGCCGAAGATAATGCTTGAGTGCCCCTTCGGCCCGCGCAATGCGGACGCCGCGGCGGAAGAGCTTGCCGGCGCGCTCGACGACGCACCCGCGAACTACACGTGGATCGGGAACGCCGAGCACGAGTGCGGGTTCACCCGTGAGTAGAACGCTCGTCGAGCGTATGGCGGACTGGCGGTGGTGGGGCGAGCAAGTCGCGCACGGCCTTGCCGGCGCGGTCATCGTCGCGTTCTTCAGAGGCCCCGAGGCAATGCTCGGCGCCGCGCTCGGCGATTGGTTCGCCCAACTCGCGCTGACGATTGCGATCGTCGCCGGCGCGCTCCGCGAGATTGTCCAGAACCACGACGACGTCGGGGGTTCACTCGGGGATTCCATCGCGGACTTCTTGTTCTGGACGCTTGGCGCGATCCTTATGTCGGTCGTCTTCTAGCGGGCGTCTTCGACGATCGTCACCGGTAGCCCAAGTGGGAAGCCCAACACGATATTGGCGTCGTGGGGCACTCCCGCCCCCGGATATTTCACGAACGCTTCGCGCGGTGTGACCGGCTCGGGGAACGGTACGGCGCAGCCAGCGGTCAACGACGCTAAAACCGCGGCGATTAGTGGTTGCATTCGACGCATACTTGTGTTTTTCCTCTGCGGGAATCGCCCGGAGAGTTCGGTAAGCAATCGCATACCAAACCCTCCGGGCACTCCGCACGCTTCAAACTCTTCCGCGGTCTGTATCGACCCTTCCAAGCCCTAAGCGGTTAGGCGGGCATGTTCGTGCTACCTCGACAGTGACTCTACAGGGATACACCCGTGAGGTGTCGCAGCCACCGGGCCTATCGGCCCACTTCCCGCGCAGATGGTTGTCGGTATTCACTAACGGTACTTCATTCGATTCTCCTCCCCTAGTCTAAGGGCTATTCAGAACTATCCGGGTGAGGCACCGGCGGACCTTGATAATGAGGGTTGGGATGGCACACGTCTCGATCGGTAACGATCCAAGCCGCGTGAGGGTTCTCTTCGGCGCGTTGTTGAGCATCGGCCTTATCCCAATCGTTTTCGGTCCCGTAGTCGTCCATTCCGTTCTCCTTCTCTGTTTTAATACCTATCGGCCATGCGCCAAAGGACTGTAGCACAATGTTTCGATTCATCGGCGAATTCTTTCTCATCCTCGCGCTCGCGCTCGCGCTCACCCTCGCAGGGTGCGTCCCCTCGGGGGGTTTTGGGCCGCCGGCGGCCGCGGAATGCCGGGACGAACTCGCCGCCCATTGCAAAGAGACTTGTACCGTCGAGGGCGCCTTCACCGTCGGGTATCTCTCGGTCTATCCCTTCGCGAGTCTGAAATGCGTCTGCAAGCCGATCAACGAAGGGACGCCGGGTCCAGCCCCCAAGAAACCCGGGGTCGTGTTTTGAGTCTCTTGACGTTCGGCCGTGGCGGCCTCAAGTCCGCGCCACGAGAACATACCCGGCAGCCGGCCCACGCGTCACGTTCGATCAAGAAACCCGTCGGTGAGCCAACCTCCCGCGCGTCGCGCGGCACGGTGGCCCCTATGGGATCGTACACCCGCGTCTCGACCGTGTCGGCCGGCGTCGTCCATCGGAACCCAACGAAGGTACTCTGACCGTGGCGGAAGAATGGCCCCCCGACTACGCCGCGGTCTTCCGCGAACGAAAGAAAAGGCTTCAAGGGCTTCGCGACGGCGTCGATAGCGCCTCGTGGGAAAGCGCGTTCGCGTATTACAAGACGCACCCGATTGAGGCGATCGAACATTGGGTGACGACGTACGACCCGCGCAACCTGAAGAAGTCGCTTCCGGTCTACATGCCCTTCATGCTCTTCGAGAAGCAAAAAGACTACATTCGGTTCCTTCAGGACCGAATGGATTGGGACGAGGAAGGCATCGTCGAGAAGTCGCGTGACATGGGCGTCACGTGGGTATCGGTCGCGTTCGCGTGGTGGTTGTGGACATTCCACCCCGGCGCCAATATATCGTTCGGCTCGCGCGTCGAGCGGCTCGTCGACAAGATAGGCGACAACGACTCGATCTTCGAGAAGTTTCGCCAGTTGATGCGCTACCTCCCCCGGGAACTCCGGCCGGTGGGGTGGAACGAGAAAGAACACTCGGCGTACATGAAGATCCGAAACCCCGAGAACGGGTCGACGATCACGGGCGAAGCGGGAAAGAACATCGGCCGAGGCGGTCGCTCGTCGATATACTTCATCGACGAAGCGGCCTTCATCGAATACCCCGATCAGGTCGACAAGGCGCTCTCGGAAAACACCGACTGCAAAATATATGCGTCCACGCCCAACGGGACGGGGAACCCCTTTTACCGGAAACGGTTCGGTGGGAAGTTTCCAGTCTTCACGTTCCATTGGCGGGCCGATCCGCGTAAAAACGACGCGTGGTACGTCAAGAAACAGAATACTCTCGAAGCAGAAGTGCTCGCGCAGGAAGTCGACCTCGACTACGAAGCGAGCGCCGGCGACGTGGTCTGCCCGGCCCTTCATGTTCGAGTTTCACAAGAGCTTCGAAAGTTGCTCAAGCGAGAGGGTCTCCTCCCGACTGCCGTCGAAGGCATTGCGGGTCTGGACGTTGGCGCCGGTGTGGCACCTAGCGTCTTCGTTTCACGATACGGTCCCGTGGTGGAACCAACGGTATCGTGGACACTGGACGACTCGATCAACACGGCTGGCCGCGCCGAAGAGCTTGCGGTTCAATCAAAATGCCCGATAGTCAAGTTCGACTCGATCGGCGTGGGGCGGGGCGTAGCTTCCGCTTTCAAGCGCTTGAACGGGGCACGCTTCCAAGGTGTCAACTCCGGGGACCATCCGACACGAACGAAATGGGAAGACGGCAAGCGGGCGAACGAGAAGTTCGTGAACCTGAAGGCCGAATTATGGTGGATTGTACGGGATCGCCTGTTATGCACCTATAAGCATTGGCTTCACATGAACGGCGACGGTGGTATCGCCTACGAACTCGAAGACCTCTTACTTCTGCCCGACGATGTAAATCTCGCGGCGGAGCTTTCTCTGCCAAGGTACATGAAGACCGAGACAGGAAAAGTACAGATTGAGTCCAAGAAGGCCATGTTGGCCCGCGGTATCCTATCCCCGGATCACGCCGACGCGCTCATTCTGACATTCGCACCCGTGCCTGCTAGGCGTGGGTCAAACTCCACGACGGGGCACCAATAGCAAATGTCTATTGACAGCAAGCATCCAGACTTCTCCGAGGTCGCAAGCGACTACCGCGTGATGCGGGACACGGTCGCCGGCGAACGTCGAATAAAAGAGGCCACCTTCGCGTACCTTCCGGCCACGACCGGGCAGGTTATAGACGGGGCTTTGAAGAACACAGGTTCGCCCGGTTGGTCGGCGTACGTCAACTACCTCGCGCGGGCGCGGTTCCCCGACCTCGTGAAACAGGCGGTCGGAACGCAAGTCGGCGTTATGGTGCGCGAGCCCGCAGTCATCAAACTCCCGGCGGTAATGGAACCGCTCCGGAATAAGGCAACGCGGAAGGGGGAGTCTCTTCAGGCTCTCCTCCGGCGGATCTACGAACAGCAACTTAGCTTCGGGCGCATCGGTCTCCTCATTGACTTCCCGCAAGATCCATTCGCAGCCGAGCGGGCGCAACTCCCGCATATCGTGGAGTACGACGCCGAGTCGATCATAAATTGGGACGACGAGCGCTTCGCCGAGTATGGCACGAACATTCTTAGCTTCGTCGTGTTGAATGAGACGGTTCAGGTCCGGGGGAAAGACGGCGCCGAAATGTTCGACTGGCAGGAAGAACGGCAGTTCCGCGTAGCCATGCTCGAACAGGTGGACCCGCAGTTCCCTATCGGGATTTCCAACCCACTCGTATACAAAACGTTCGTGGAGAATGACAACGTACGGTCCGAAGAGGTGACGCCAAGTTTCAAAGGCGTTACGATGGAAGAGCTACCTTTCACGTTCATCGGCTCGAATGACTTGAATGCGAAGCCCGACGAGATTCCGCTTCTCGGACTCGCGCGCCTCGCGTTACATATCTACCGCTCGGGCGCCGATTACTACCACGCGCTCCACGTCATCGGCTCCGATACGCTAGTTATTTCCGGTGATGAACTTTCGGCGAATGGCGACGTGAAGGACGAGAGCGAACCCACCCGCGTCGGCGCGGGCGCGGTCGTCCGGCTCGATGATAATGGCAAGGCGTACTTCATCGGGATCGACTCGAAGGGAATCCCCGAGCAGCGGGCCGCGATCCAGAGTGACTTGGTCGAAGCGCGCGAGCATGGCGCCCGACTCCTCGAACCCCGTAAAGGTCAAGCCGAGTCCGGCGAAGCCCTCCGGGCGCGGATTTCTTCCGCCACCGCGAACCTTCACCAAATTGCGCTCACGGGCGCTGCCGGGCTCGAACATTCACTCAAGCAGATCGCCACGTGGGTCGGGGCGAACCCCGACGACGTTGAAGTCATACCGAACCTCGACTTCACTCAATCCAAGATTGACCCGAAGAAGGCAAAGGACTTGATTGAGGCTAAGCGAGACGGCGGCCTCAAGATTTCCGACGTGTCAATCCATGCGTGGATGCAGGATAACAACCTAACCCGGTTGACGTTTGAGGAAGAGCAAGAGGCACTTGACGCAGAGGAAGAGCCGGTGAACACCGTGCCCGCCCCGGTCGTGAACATGGTAGACCCGGCGATACCCGCCGAGGCTGCCGAACCTATCCCGCCGGAAGAGCCCGCGGAATAACATCGGAACCCCCTAGTTCCGAGCGGCCCGCAATGAAGTGGTGCCGCACTCATGGAGAGGAATTTTTCTTATGTCGTTGAAAATGGTTGTTGAGTCACTCGAAGACGTGCCCTCCGAGGCGCACAGTTTCTACGAAGAGCGGGACGGCAAGTTCCAACTTCAGGTGGACGGCGCTTTTTCAGTAATCGACCGAAACAAGTTGCAGGAATCGCTTCGCAAGGAACGCGACCTTCACGGAACCACGTCGTCGAAGATCAAGGCTTTCGGAGACCTCACCCCCGAGAAGGTTCACGAACTTCAGGACGCGCACGACCAACTCGCGGTCGAACTGTCCGCCATCAAGAGAGAAGGCGGCCCGACCGGAGAGGATCTTGACAAGATCATCGAAGCCCGTGTAGTGGCCCGCCTCGCTCCGGTTCAACGCGAACTTGGTCGATCCAACGAAGCCGTTCAGGCCCTCACCGGTGAGCGTGACTCACTTGCGCAGGCGCAGGCGAAAGACAAGATCCTTCGCGAAGTCGTTGGCGCGTTCGGGGTCAAGGAACTCGGCGCGAACCCCGACGCCCGCGTGGACGTCGAGCTTTGGGCCACGAGCGCCTTCGAGATTGGCGAGGACGGCGCGGTTGTGTCGCGTGAAGCTCCGGGAGTCGTTCCCGGACTCAAGCCGACCGACGTCTTCAAAGACATGAAGGACAACAACCAACGCCGCCATTGGTTCGGCCCGACGGTTGGCGCCGGTGCCAATGGTAATTCCGGCAACGGTCCCGAGACCGGGGCGAACCCGTTCGCGCTGAACCCGAAGACCGGAAAACCCACAAATCTCACGCAGGCTTCGGCGATGTGTATCGCCGATCCCGCCCGAGCCAAGCGCCTCGCGACTTCCGCGAGGGCGCAAGACTTCTTTCCGAGCCTTTTTAAGTAAGGCACAATCAACCCGTATGCGGACCCATGAGGGGACGTTAGGCGGCGACCCACGGACAGCCATGGTGCTTGTCCCACCAAACGGGTGCGGAATACTTCCGTGCCCCCCACTCACACCTTTTAAGGACATTTTATCATGGCACTAACCCAGATTGCGGATATCATCCCGCCCGACGTATTCTCGGACTACGTTCAGCTTTTGACTGCCGAGCGTTCGGCACTCATTCAGAGTGGCGTCGTAGAGGCGTCGCCTTTCTTCGACAACCTTTTGGTTGGCGGGGGCACCATCTTTCAGGTGCCCCACTTCAAGGATCTCGACAACACCGAATCCAACGTTTCCACGGATCAGGACTTCGGTGTCAATGACATGGCCCCGGTCAAGACCACGACCGGTCGTGAGATTGCCATCCGGCTTTCGCGCAACCAAGGTTGGTCGAGTGCGGACCTTGCCGGCGACCTCGCCGGTGCGGACCCCATGGAGTCGATCGCTTCGCGCGTGGCGAACTATTGGGTTCGTCAGGCACAGACGATCGTGATTTCGTCCATTCAGGGCGTCATCGCAAACAACATCGCGGCCGACGCCGGCGACATGGTCGTTGACATCACGAACGGTGCTGGCGCCGTCACCGCGGCCAACCTGTTCTCTGCCGAGTCGTTCATCGACGCGATTCAGACGATGGGTGACGCAGGCGAAGACCTCGTCGCAGTTGCGGTGCATTCGGTGGTTTACCGTCGCATGCAGAAGAACAACTTGATCGACTTCATCCCGGACTCGAACGGCGTTGTGAACATTCCGACCTTCCTCGGCCGGCGTGTCATCGTTGACGATGGTCTTCCCAAGGTCGCGAACGGCCCGAACTTCGAATTCAGTTCGTACCTGTTCGGTTCCGGCTCGATCGTGTCGGGTGTCGGTTCGGCTCGCGTACCCACGGAAATCGAGCGTGAAGCTCGCGCCGGCCAGGGTGGCGGCATCGAGACGCTTCACAACCGCGTCGAGTGGCTCTATCACCCGCGCGGAACGGCGTTCCTCGAAGCCGGCATTGCGTTGGAGTCTCCGACGAATGCTGAACTCGCGGCTGCGGCTCAGTGGGATCGTCGCTTCGAGCGCAAGCTCGTGAAGATCGCCGAGCTTCGCACGAACGGGTAAGCCGTTCTTCTTTCCAACCTTGTTCGACGGGGGCGCATAACGCACCCCCGTCGACTCATCACCCAATAAGGGGGTCATATTATGCCCCGAATGGATTCCGAAGAGTCACACGCTCTCGGATCAGCCAACCGGAAGACGCGAATGCTTCAGGGAGCGCTCCAAGGCGATATCCTGTTTGTGGTCACGCCTGCGGTACTCACTTCCGCTCCGACCGCGCTTGCGTGGACTCGCAACGTTTCGGTCACTGTGGAGAACGCCGCGGGCGAAGTCCATGAGTGGTTCGAAGAGGCGATTGTCACCGGGGTCTCGGTCGGGGATACGTCGACTGCGGGCACCGCCTCGATCGACTCGACCACGCTCACGTTTGTCAATGGTAAGGCGAATGTTGTTGTCTCTGGCGACGCGGCCGCGTGGCTGAATGCCGAGACCGTTACAGTCACCGTTCCTCAGTACACCGGCTTCGCCAGTGAGACTCTGACAGTCAAGACGAGCGTTGACACGTACACCACGTAAACCTTTTACGTGTCTGTGACCGCCCCGCGTTATGCGGGGCGGTCTTTTCTCTACCCCCTATCAAACCGGAGTGAATCCTTTGTCTGAATCAGACCCGACCCTGAAACTTTCCAACGCCGACCTCGACGCCCCCGTCGAAGTACCCTCCCCCGCGTTCGTTCTTGAAGAGGCCCTTCGCGCGCTCGACTTCGCCGAGTCGATCGAGCCCAAGCCCGAGCCCGAGCCCGGGCCGAGAAGCCGACCTTGGCTTGATACCGAGTCCGAGCCCGAGCCCGAGCCCGAGCCCATGAACCGGTACGTCGCCCCGGCGGACGAGCCCACCCTTTCCGAAGTGAACGCTGCACAGCGTCTCATTCGCACCGTTCGATAGGAGTGATTCCATGACCGAAGCAGGAGACCCGTTCGTGAACCCGAGCAAGGAAGCCGCGGCCGAAATCGAAGTCATTCGAGAAAGCCAAGTCGCCCCGCCGGAGAAAATCCAAGAAGCGCTGGACGCGCTCGCCGAGTTCGAAGCCGACGAAGTGGCCGAGGCAGCGGCCGTGGAAGCCGCGCGTCCGCTCTCCCTTGACGAAGTTCGAGAAATCGTAAAGACCACCGCCAAGGCGGTAGAAGTCGCGACGGTGAACTTGGAGAAGGCCCAGAAAGCGCACCAACTCGCTAGCAGGCTCGAAGTCAAGTCGCGGGCGGTGCCCACGTTGCAAGAAATGAACGCGGCGCAGGTGAGGGTGACGGCGAGCGAGGTTCGCCACAAGAATCGCGCCATGAAGGCCCTCGGGGCACTCGGCTACGGAGAGCCGAAGATGAAGCCGCACCCGCCGCTCTTCGAGAGCCGATAACGGTGGCCGCCTCGATCGACCCGACTGAACTGGAGATTTATCTTCAGACCCAAAAGCAGTATAGTCGAAGAGAAAAGTACCTCCGGGCTGGCGCAGGGTATCCAAACCCAGCGTTTGTCGTGCAACCCGGAATCGGGATCGCGGCCCCGGTTACGCTTGCGCAGGGTTCGGGGGCCGTAACTCTGATATATTCAATAGAGTCGGTAGGCCCGGCTGGCGTATACCCAAACGGAAATGCCTTTGATTGTGGAGACCTGTTAATCTCTCACGTGACGGCCGGGACTTTAGGCATAGTTAGTTCCGGTTTTACTGTCATTCTGTCCCCGAATTTGTCACTTACTTCAACTCCGGGCGGGGGCTTTCCTGCGAGTGGTACGAACACTTACGTCATTTTCTCAGACCCGCCTAACAACCGAATGGGCGCCTTCATGAACGGAATCCAAATAACTCAAGGTACGGGTGCCATTCCACTTTGGGCCGACGGTGTGAAAACATGGGAATTTGCTAACTCGATTAGCAACGTTGGTTTTGTAAGTGACCTTGAAATTCACCTCGGGTTTGTACCCCCAGGTTTTGTGGGGTAAAGAATGGCGAGTGGACTAACAGAAGTAGCGGACCTCGTTGTAGAAGACGGGACCATCGTCGCCGGTGCGAATAGCTACAACGCATTGGCGGACATTACCGCGTACGCTACGCTTCGGCAAGATACCCCGGCGGTCGCATGGCTGAACGCCGGGGAGTCGGACCAAGTCGCCGCGGCCATCATCGCCGCCGACTACATGGACACCCGGTGGAAATTCTCTTCGTCGATCAGCGATCCGGGGACCGACGTCCTCGCGGCCCAAGACCTTGAGTGGCCGCGCCTAGCGCAGTACGACTCGCGGTGGGTATGGATCGCCGACGACGAAATCCCCGGCTGGATCACCGACGCGCATTCGGAGTACGCGATGCGGGCAATCACCCCGGCAACGTTCGTCGCTCGTGCGCTCTTGAACGACCTTGTGACCCAGGACGCCTCGGGGCGCTTCATCAAAGAGACCTTCCAGCAAGTCGGCCCGCTGCGCAAGCAAGTCAAGTATAGTGATTCGAAGGGCACGAAAACGTGGTCGAACTATGGGAATGCAGACCGCATCATGCGGGCTTCAGGTCTTGTGGTTTCCGCCTCTGGTACGATGGCGGTTCGCGGCTAATGTCTGCACTCACCGAAGACCTCGCGGACCTCGCCGTCGAACTCATTACCGAGGAAGGGCGAGTAATCACAATTCGATCGAAGGTAAACGTACCCGACCCGGCGCAGCCGTGGAAACTATTGTCGACGTCAAACACGGACCAAGTGACGGTCGGCGCTTTCTTCGAGAATATGTACTCCGATCTTGTTATTGCGCTCGGTCAAGTCCTCGGGGCGCCCGAAGGGGCGCGCTCGAATCTGACCATGAAAGAGACGAGTTGCCTAATCCCGGCGCGAGACCTTACGTCCGAGATAGTGGCAGAAAACACTATCATCGACGGGACGTCCACGTGGGAAATCATTAGCGTCGAGAAGATTGGGCCGGGCACGGTTCCCGTCTTGTATATCTGCACGTTGGGGCGATAATGGCAAGCACGTACGCTGAACTACGCGACGCGATTCAAGACTTCGTTCTTCCCGTATGGAATACCGCTACAGGTAGCGCGCCATTACACTACGACAACCTTGACGGTTCTCGGGCCGAAGGAACCACGTGGGGTCGGCTAACAATTCGGCAGACCGGTGGAACCCGCGCGACCCTCGGCAGCAACGCACGGTTCCGACGCTTTGGAGCTATTTTTGTTCAAATCTTCGTCCCTCGGGACACGGGGATGGAGACCGCGGACGCTATCGCAGAGGCGTTAGTCGAAGCATTCGAGAACGCAGGGGGAGTCGGGAACGTGTGGTTCCGGGACGTCGCAATGCGAGAAATTGGGCTGGATAAAGATTCAGCCTTTCACCAAATGAACGTCGAAGCGCCGTACACCTTTGACCGGCTCACATAGGAGACCTTTTAGACAATGTCCAATACCAATCGAGTAGCCCTTCGGGCTGCGCTGGAGTCGAGCTTCGGCGTCGTTCCGACGGCGCCCGTCCTTCGCGACCTCTGCATCACCGGAGCGCCTTCGCTGGCATTTACCCCGGAGACAACCGTTTCGGAAAAGATCCGATCGGATCGCCAAATCGACGACCTCATTTTGGTCGGCGGCGAAGCGGGGGGAGACGTCAACTCCGAACTCGCGTTCAGCGTCCACGACTTCCTTCTGGAAGGCGCGTTCTTCAACTCGTTTCAGGTTCGCAATGAGCGCCTGAACGACGAAGTCACGACCGAAATCACGGCCGTAACCGGAACCGAGTTCACCGTTCTGACCGGTGGCGTCCCCGTCGTGAACGATATCGTTCGCGGTGAGGGGTTCAGCGTGGCGGCGAACAACGCCTACCACGTTATCGACGGCGTGCCTTCGGCAACGCAGTTCACCACGGCCACGGCCACGGCCGAGGCGACCCCGCCCAATCAGGCGCGGTTGACCACGGTTGGCCGGCGAGGCGCCGCAGGCGACCTCGTGCTGACGATCGCGGGCACGAGTACGCTCGGGTCCACGGTCCTCGACTTCACCACGCTCGGCCTTCAGGCCGGCGACTGGATCGCGCTTGACGCGCTCCCGGTTGCGCCGACGAGTGAGGGATTCTACCGAATCGCGATCACGCCGACGGCCACGCTCATCACGTTCGATATCGTTCCGGTTGGCGCGGTCACAGACACCCCGGCGGGTGCGATGGATATCTACATGGGCGAGCGGCTCATCAACGGTGTCCAGTTCCAAAGCTATTCCCTCGAAGAAGTGTTCGAGGATCATTCGCCGGTGACGTTTCAGTATTTCCGCGGAATGACCGTGGATGGCATGGTGCTCACCGCCCCGAGTCAGTCGATCGTGTCGATCGTTTTCACCTTCTCCGGAAAGGACGGGTTCTACTCTGATACGGGACTTCCGGCAATCGTGCCCGATCAGCTTCCCGCCGTTGACGGCCCGACGGCGCGCGTAGGTGCGGCGACAACCGTCACCTCACTCCCGGTGAATGTGCTCAACTCAAGCTCGAACGTCGCGCGAATCTCGCGTGGCGGCGTGCCCATCGTCGGGGCGAACTTCGTACTCGAAGCCTCGGTAGAGATTGCAAATAACCTTCGGCAGTTGAACGCCGTGGGCTTCCTTGGCGCGACCAAAATCGGCGACGGCGAGTTCGGGGTCACGGGTTCGCTGAACACGTACTTCGACGACGCGTCGCTGGCACGTGACGTTGTGGCGAACGCCGAGACTTCGTTCGACATGCGCTTCGTCGACAACGCCGGTCACGCGATTGTCATCGACGCACCGCGCATCAAGTTCTCCGAAGGCGCCCCTGAAGTGCCGTCGAAGAACGAAGACGTCACCATCGCCCTCGCCTATCAGGCGATCCGCGAGCCCGTCTTCAACTACACGCTTCTCTGGCAGCGGTTTACAGGCTTCCAGAAGTCCAATTAAAACCTTGGCCCGGGGCATGTAGCCCCGGGCTTCGGCTTTACACTATTACAACAGGAGACCCCCATGGGACTTTACGACCTCTTCGGAACAGACCTTGACTTGGAAAAAGACGGCTTCGCGCTGGAGTACGGCGACGTCACCTTCGTTATCGCGCGGGCGGGCGGAGCGAACCAGAAGTACCAACGATGCGTCGAGCGGAAGATGCGGCCGTACCGGTCGGCAATCAACTCGGGCACCATGGTCGAAGACACCGCCCGCAAGCTCATGGCCGAAGCCTACGCGGAGACGATCGTCCTCGCGTGGGACGGCGTCACGGATCGAGACAACAACGTCCTCGACTTCACGGTGGAGAACGTGACGAAGGTCTTGCTTGACCTCCCGGACCTGTTCAACGAACTCATTACAGAGTCTTCGAGGATCGCGAACTTCGTGGCGGCGGCGGCGGAAGCAGACTCAAAAGACTAGGGGAGTTTCTTGGTTTCCAACTCCGCACGGGGAAAAACGCGGCTAAGATAGCCTCGGCGGCGAAGGAAATGGGAACTCCACTCCCCAAATCTATCGCCGACGCCCCACTCTTGGAAGACACGTACCAACACAACATCCTCGCGGCATTCTGGAAACTTTCCACGTGTCGCGAGGTTGGTATGGGCACCGGCCCTATACCATGGGTTGCCATCGACCGCTTCGCAACGAGACAAGGGTACGACATAGACGAGATTGAGTATGAGACGTTCGTGTACCTTATCATGGAACTAGACTCGGTGTTCTTGGATTACGTCCGCCAAGAGAGCGAAAAGGAATCGAACCGTGGCAAATCCAGAACAGTTCGCCAAAAGAATGAAGCGAATCGCGTTAGGCGTCGTTGACGGCGCGGCTCGGAGTGTCCGCAATTCGGCGATCAGCGTCATTCGGGTAGCGGCAAACACCACGCCGGTAGACACCATGCTCGCTCAGTCGAATTGGGTGGCGTCCATTGGGGAGCCCGACTTGACCCCCCGGCCTATCCGCCCGCGTACCGACGTGGTTGTGGAAGCTCGGACTGCGCTCCCCCTCGAAGAAATCAGGCGAGCGATCTTCTCCCGGAACGTGGTTGAAATCCATGTTGCCAACGGCGGGGACAAGGTTCCCTACCTCGGCAAGCTGAATAGAGGGTCGAGCAGGCAAGCCCCCGCCGGGTTCGTCGGCGCTGCACTCCGGGCGGGGGCCGTCGGTCCTCTATCAAAATCAAAACTACTGCGCGTCAAAGGCAGTAGCGCGAAGGGTTCATAATTGGCTGAAGTTCTCGATATCGTCGTCCGGCAACGGGGCGCGCGGCAGGTCGCTAAAGACATCGCGCAAATCGGAGTGTCGGCGACGAGTGCCACAACACGCCTAAAGACGATGCAGCAAGCGCTCAAGGGCACGTCTACGGCCATGACCCAAGCGTCGGCAGCGGGGTCGAAGTTCTCGACCTCGATGAACAAGGTCGCGACCGGAACGACCGCCGCCGGCGCCGGGCTCAAGCGTACACGCCTCGGGTTGTCAGGGGTCGGCACCGGGGCATTCGTCGCCGGCGCGGCCTTGACTGCGGGGTTCCTCAAACCCCTCAAGTCGATCATTAGCTCCGCCGGAGCCTTCCAGTCGGCGATGAACTTGGTCTCAGTGCTGACGTCGGTAGACAAGACGTCGACCGCCTTCACGGCCCTCGAAGCGAAAGCGAAAGAACTCGGCGTCACGACGCAGTTCACCGCGGTTCAGGCAGCCGAGGGTATGCAATTCCTCGCGAAGACCGGCCTCGAAGCGAACGAAGTTCTCACCGCGATCCCGTCCACGTTGGCGCTCGCGGCCGCGGCCTCGATCGACCTCGGGCGCGCGTCTGACATCACCACGAACATTCTCAAGGGCTTCCGGCTCTCGCTCGAAGACCTCCCGGGCGCCGTCGATATCCTCGCGGCTACATTCTCTTCGTCGAACACGGACATCGAACAACTCGCGGCCTCGTTCAAGAAAGCCGGCCCCGTTGCGGCCGAGTTCGGGCAAGAGTTCAAAGACGTTGCCGCGGTCATCGGCGCCCTCGGTGACGCCGGCATTCAGGCGGAAGAGTCGGGCGTCGCCCTCCGCCGTATGTTCATCAACCTTCAGAACGACGCGGCGAAGTCGAACTCGATCCTCCGCAAGTTCGGTATCTCAATTCAGGACGACGTCACCGGGCAGATGCGCCCATTGATCGACATTTTCAAAGATATCGAAAAAGCCCCGCTCCGCCCCGCCGAGCGCATCAAGCTCTTCGGCGCTCGCGCGCTCGCCGCGGCCGGCATCATCGAGAATTCGGTGGGTGGGTTGGACGCCTTCGCGAAGTCAATTTCTGAGAACGTGGGCCGGGCCGCCGAGATTGGCGCCGCCCGCCTTGAGGGTTTCGACGGTGCCGCGAAGCTCTTGAAGTCCGCAATGGAAGGGCTCGGGCTCGCCATCGCGCAGTCTGGCGTCCTCGACTTCTTCACTCGACTCGTGGAGAAAGTCACGGTTGTTATCCGATGGATGGCGGCTCTTCCGAAGCCGATCCTCGCCACCATCGGAGTAATTCTCACTCTCGGTAGCGCGCTCGCCGCTATCCTCGTGCCGCTCGGGCTCATCGCCGTCGGCCTAAGCACACTCGCGCCGCTCTTCGCTCCCGGCGCGCTCTTTGCCGGAGTGGGCGTAGCCGCTAGTGCCGTGGGTGCGGCATTTGCCGCACTTATAATCCCCGTCACTCTGCTAGTCGCGGCCTACCTGTTACTGAAAGACATTTCGTTTGACCTCGGCGGCGAGACCGTCACCCTTGGTAACCTTGTCGCCGAAATGGGCGACAGTATTGTCGCCCTTGGGAAAGAGGCGTCCCTTTCATGGACACTAATGAAAGACAGTTTCAATGATATGTCTTCAGACATTTCAGAAGAGTCCAGCGGCATTCTGGATAATCTTCCGTCGTTCAACGACTTCGTCGCGTCTGGTATCGCCAGCTTCGAAATCTTTGGTCGGGTCGTAGCGGCGGTCTTCGTTCGCATTGGGAAGGGGCTCGGTGGGTTCGCGTCTGACTTGGTGGACGCTTTCAACTCGGTCCCCGAGGCAATCAAGGCAGCGTTCGACGGTGACGAGGCCACGAGCGCGGGGGAAATTATCGGCTCGAAGTTCAAGAATGGTTTCGTTAAGCAGTTCGAAGGACTCTCGGACGAAATATCGGCAATCGTCGCGGACTCGACGGCCAAGGCGCAGTCGGCGCTAAGTCTCCTCGGCCAAACCGACTTCGTTAAACGGGCCGCGGCCCGTCCGACCGGCGGAGCCCCCGACGATCCCGCCGCAACCGGAAAGATAGGCGGTGGTGTGAGTACACCCCCACCGCCGAAAGACGTGCTCACGACGTTTTCCGATCAGCAAGTGAAGGCCGCGGAAGCCGTCCAAAAGCTCGTCAACGCCGTTACGCCCGGTACTGACGCAATAAATATGATGGCCGCGGCGACGACCACGCTGAACGACGCCCAACAACTCGGGGTTATCACCGGCGGACAGAACGTGGCGATCCTTCAGCAAATTCGCGAAGAAGGCGCCGAGGGTTTCCTCGCCGGCATCAACCCCGTAACGGCCGCGTACCGCGATCAACGGATCGCCCTAGAAGAACTCGCGGTAGCGAGCGAACTGTTCAACTTGAGTGAACAAGAGCAAATTATCGCCAGTGACCTCATCAAAGAGAAGACCGAAGAACGCCTTCTCCAACTCGATCAGTTCAAAGAAAAATTGAGCTTGGTTGACGCAACGCGTATGGGTGTGCAAAACGGTTTCGAAGAGTTTGTGAAAGGGCTCGGCACGTCGTTCGACATTGTCTCCGCCGCTACACAAAAGCTCGGCAACTTGATTTCCAGTTCTCTTGTAACGGCAATCACCGAAGGCAAGTTTGCATTCAAAGACTTCGCGACCGCGGTAATCAAGCTGATTGGCGATATGATAATTCAGCTAATAATCCAAATCGCCTTGCAAGCCGCGCTAAAAGCGCTCGGTGGTGGCGGTGGTGGTGGCGCCGCCAATGGGGCCAATGTCGGTTCGCAGGCAAATAACTTGTCCTTCGCTACACCCGGTATGGCCGAGGGTGGCCCGATTTCAGGGTCGGTTGGTCAAACGTTCCTTGTTGGTGAAGAAGGCCCCGAACTCTTCGTACCGAAGTCGACCGGCGATATTGTGCCTAACAAACAATCGGCCGCGATGATGCAACAGAAAGAAGCCCCGCCGCCCGTTGTGAACGTATCGGTTGTGAACGTGAGTGACCCCAACGAAGTACCCGATGGAATGGCGTCGAGTGCTGGAGAGAAAGTGATTATGAATACAGTCCAAAAGAACGCCGGCGTCTTGAAAGGCATTCTCTAAATGGCATTCAAACAGGCATTAAACACGAGCGCGGGCGTGTGGCAGAACGCCACGGCCTACACGGTCCAGCTTGACGGGCACGAGGCTATGCTTCGCACGCTCGTCACGTTCCTCGCGAACAAGCCGACGCTCTCGGTGACGTACGTCGGCACGGGCGACGGCCAGATCAACTACCTCGATGGCGGCGTCGGCGGCGTGACCCAGACATGGACGATCACGCTTACGACCGCGACGACCTTCACCGTTTCGGGCAGTATATCTGGAGCACAAGCCGGCGGGACGGTCGGCGTCAATTACACGACCACGGGGTCCGACCTCACGTCGCTTCTTTCGTTCGTCATCACGGCCGGCGCGACACCCTTCGTCAACACCGACGCCTTCACCGTCTCCGCGACCGCGAACACAATCCCGGCGGCCGACGTTTGGGTGCTCGACGCGTGGAACAACTTCGACCTCTATACCGACCAGATCGGCGGCGGGTTGTGGTGGCACGGCGAGGGCGACGGGACGCAGGCGATCTACTGCGGGATTAGGCTGGAGACGAACGCCGGACTTCAGATATGGAATTGGGTTCATCGCTGCGCTACGGGCTTCTCGCCGTCGCAGACGTGGTCGGTTCAGCCCGGAGTGTCTGATAAATACTATTCCGCCTTCGTGGATACCAACGTTCTGTACTGGATCATTGGCAGCGGCCGCCGGTATTGCGTCGGGTCCAAGTCGGGGTCCACCTACCATGGCATGTATCAAGGGCTCTTCCTGCCGTTCGGTTCCCCCGCGGAGTACCCGCTACCGATCGCGAACCTCGGGCAGAACGACGTCGCTACGGCGTACAACTCGGGCCTAGCGGACTTCAACGTGTTTTGTTTCCCGGACCGGTCTGGCGAAATCCGAACCGTCGATGGTTTATGGCTTGAAGCCGCGGACATTGCCACCACGGGCTTCATCCAACTCTGGCCGGCAGCCTCAGTAGGATATAGCGTCGAGGGGGTGTGGGACAATCACGAGAACTACCCGAACAACGGCGATCACATACTGTTCCCCATCGTAATTATCCGTGGCCCGGCGGGTGGGATCAGCGTTCCCCTCGGAACGGATACGTTCGGCGTCCTTGACGGCGTTCGTCGAGTGACCGGTTTTGGCAACGCAGCCGAAACGATATTGACTATCTCGGCAGTCGACCACGTGGTGCTTCAAAACACCAACGAAAGTACCCGCCATAATTTCTGGACTATGGAGATGGCATAACATGCCGTACGAAACAGGTGTATCTACAAGTCCGTCCGATCTTCTAGCGAAGATGGTCACCCGAATGTCAACCGACGGGTGGACGACCGTCCGGTTGACCGGCGCTCCCGGCACCCAAGTCTCTATGTCAGATGGCTCGGCCGCGGTCACAACCCAATTCAACTTCTTGGCGGACAACTCCACGTCGATCGCGAATATCTCTTGCATGCCGTCCAACGGTGATAGCGGTTCGGGTGTGAATTTCTACGCCCACACCGGGAGCCCAAACACCTCGGGGACGGACGGCACCTTCATTCACTTCGGGCAGAAATTGTCAACCGCCGACGAAGGGTTCTCCGGGAACTCTACGGCGTATCACTTCTTCACGGGCACGACTACCTCCGGCCGGTACGTCCACGTCGTCCTCGAAGGGACCGCTGGCGTTTTCTGGCACTTGTGCTTTGGGACGATTGAGAAGGCTGGAGCGTTTGATGGTGGGGCGTACATGACCGCGTCTTCGGTCCGTTCTCAAACGGACGGCGTTCATTGGGCTTTCGATTGGGCTAAAACCACTTTCGTAAACACCCATTGGTTTCGGAACGATTCCCATTACATCACGAAAAGCACGACCACCGATGCGGGTGCGTCCCGGTGGTTCGAAAACTTCTCTTTTGCGGGGAACCGTACAACGACTCAACATATGCCCGGTCCTCTGTATCAAGGGGGCTTGCAGTCGTTCAACCAACGGACGCCATTCGCCCCTATATGGATTCATACGTTCGACTCTGCGGCACCGACTCCGACATCAACAGGTTGGGTCATCGCCGGCCATATCCCAGATATGCGCTTCGTGTCGATGGACGGGCGCGAGCCCGGTGAAACTATCGTGATAGGCGCGGACACGTGGCACCTCTTCCCAATGCACCGGAAAACAACGGACGGGACGAGCACGACCTCGGTCGCTTACACAAATACACATACCACTGGCGGCCCCGCCCCCCACAATGACTCGAACCTTATGGGCCTCGCGTACCGCGTGGTAGTATAGTGGCTGATACCATACTAGGCGGGGAATTCGCCGCCTTGGACTTCGTGTTGACGGTGAACGTCTTTTCGACGTCGCCCGTTGGGCAGGCAGAACTCGGCATCACCCCCGACCTCGAAGATCCGTTCAACTACCCGCCACTCTACCAAGGCTCGCCGGTGTCCGCCGCGAATCTTGTGCTGGACGAAATCGCCGGCGCGGGTAGTGGGTTGATTGTCGGGGTGCTTCCGACGCCCCCCGGTCCCCTCACTCCTAGCTCGCCGGGAATCTCGGGTTTGTCGGGCGGCATTTGTGAATTATACGAAGGCGATCTATACGGCAGAATCATTATTACGCCGACCGTAATGGACTTCGGAAACGTTCTACAGCAAACGAGTCGAGTTCTCGAAGTGTGGAATTCGTTCCTCGTCTCAAAGACTTTGAACTCAATCACAGAAGTTGACACCTTCGGCTTAACACTTATTCGCCCGCTTGCTGCCCCGACCGAGCCCGCGGTTTACACCGCACTTCAGTCTCTCATATATACGGTGCAGGTTGATACGGTTGGCCCGGCCGCGGTCGACGCGTCGTTCACCTTCGTTTTCGCGTCCGGCGAAACCCCCGTCTTGGCGGTCATAGGACAACGCGTCGTGTCGTTCCCTTATTGCTACGAACGCCCGTTCAACGAAACTCTTGAATTCCTAACGAACGTCATGGAGTCTACCAACGGGAGTGAGCAGCGGGTCGCCGCGCGCCAGCAACCCCGGCAGGCTTTCAAAGCCCAATACATCGTCGACAACGTAAACGACCGGCAACGGCTCTTGAACGCGTCGTATGGCTTCCACGGCAAGTTCTTCGCCGTTCCGCTCTTCCATTGGGCGCGGCAGTTGACCGCCGACGCGGCGACTACGGATACGCGGATCTTCGTGGACTACGCGAACGCAGACTTTCGGAACACGACGTCTCAACAAGAATACCTCATAATGCTTTGGCGCTCGCCGTCGGACTTCGAGATATCACAGATCGCACTTAACGGACTTGCGGTCCCCGGCCAGATTGACCTTCAACTAGGTCTTGCGGGAAATCACGCGTCACCCGCCACCCTCGTAGTTCCCCTCCAGTTTGCCCTATCAAAAGACCCTTTCCAGTTCACGGAGACCCAGAACAACATCGTCACCGTCAACGTGAATTGGTTATCGAACGACCCGGTCGACCTTGGGGACGTGTCTTCCCTTCCGGTACTTGACGGTATTCCCGTGTTGGCTTCGAATAACCTAATGGAAGGACGGTTGTCACAAGGGTTCAAAATAAAGTATCAACTTATTGACTCCGCAGTTGGACTTTTCCAGTCAGTAGTTGACCGAACCGTTCCCGAGACGTTCACCACCCTCGGGATTGAAGTTGCTACAGAAGCCGAAGCGTGGACGCTACGAAAGATCCTGTACGGGCTGCGCGGAAAACAGAAAACGTTCTGGCTACCGACCTTCCGCAACGACTTCACGATCAGCCAAACGATCGGACCCGCCGACACGGAAATCTCCTTCGTAGAGAATGACTTCCACCGTTTTGTAGAAGGCGGACCCGATCCGTGGGGCGGAATTTATATTGAGCTTTTCGACGGGACTCAGATTTTCCGCACCATAGTCGGAACGACCGCGCCGAGCGCCGGCGAAGAGAGCGTAACGATAGGCACGTCGCTCGGCGTCACAATACTCGTGCCTGAAATTCGTAGAGCGAGTTTGCTAGTCCGGTCCCGTTTCGCTACCGACAGGATATCAATCAAGCATCTTCGAGTCGGTAATATCCAACTACGAATCCCCGTGGTCGGCGTTAAGGAATCCGTGTGACATACCTAGACAAAGAACTATCCGTAGAAGACGGCCAGCCCGTTGAACTATACAAGTTCTTCAACCTTGAAGAGAGTTTCCTCTACACGAGTGGTCAGAACGAAGTTGTCTTCAACAACCAAACCTATATCCCCGAACCGATCAAGCGAGACTCACCGGATCTACGCGACGTAACGTCGAAGCGGAGTCTCAGTGTCCTCGTGCCAATAGCCAATCTATTCGCGCGTAGGTACATTGTTACTGTTCCGGCGACTACGGATCGGTTCGAATTGTACCGCTATCATACCACGGACGGAGGAACTCCCGAGGTCATTCAGTATTTCTCTGGCCTCGTGTCCGTTGTCCAGTTCAAAGGCGCGGAAGCGATAATCGCGGTCGAAAACGCCGGCACGATTCTCGACCGGGTGATTCCGCAGCAAACGAGCCGAAACCCGTGTAACCATATTCTCTACGACGCGAAGTGTGGCGTTTCGGACACGTCATTCGCGATAGTGGGGGTAGTCTCTGCGATTTCGCCAGATGGGCTTCTAATCACGCTCGACACCGGGGCCGCCACTGTACCCGCGACCGGGAACCAACTCACGGCACAACTCGCCGCCGACCCGACATATTTCAACGCCGGATTCCTATCCCGGGGCTCAATCGAACTCCGGATGGTTCGGGGCACAGTCGACACGGGGGGCAACACCGCCGACCTCACTCTGCTATTCCCTTTTCAGACCATCGCACTCGGCACTCCTATGACGATGTTTGCTGGCTGCGATCATCAACTCCCCACGTGCAACGCGAAATTTTCCAACGCGGCCCGCTACGGTGGGTTCCCATTCGTACCCCTGAAAAACCCCTTTGCAATCGGAGTCAACTGAACAATGGGTTGGATGCTAGCCGCTTACATTGTTGTCCTAATCGTTGTCGTCGTCCTTCAGGTCGTATTGATACCGAAAGCCTCGGTCGAGAACGCGCGGCCGAAGGGGCTCGGGGACTTCGACGTCCCGACGGCAACCGAAGACCGCGCGATCCCGATAACATGGGGAACGGTTGACATCACCGGGCCAAACGTAGTATGGTACGGCGACCTGAAAACGACGAAGCGGACAAAGACGCAGGGCGGGAATAGGATTCTTCTTGCGTATAACTATTGGCTCGGTATAGACCTCATCTTGTGCTACGGCCCAATAGACCGAGTCACACGATTCGAAATCGGTGACAAGTGGCTTTACCCGGCCACTGAATTAGTTCTAGGGGTGCCAACCGCCCGCATAACGCCCGCTTTCCCGGTAACCCCCACGGAAGCCGGAACGCCTGTAGTGTTCTCCGCCAAGAAAGCCCTCGGCGGGAATTCAAAGGGTGGCACCATTGACGGCACCATGCGAATGTATAACGGCGGCCCGAACCAGACTCAGAACGCCTACCTTCAGTCGAAACTCGGAACGAACATTCCGGCGTACGTCAACGTGGCCCATATCGTCGGGGAACAGATTCAGGTCGGTGAGTCCTCGTCGGTCGGCGCTTATGTCTTTCGTGTTACTCGCTTTCCAGACAACCTCGGGCTCACGGGCACGCGGCATATCATAAATGGAACGATTGACGACGGCGACGCGAACCCCATGGAAGTCGCGTACGAAGCCCTCACTTCAGACATTTTTGGGCTATCCATGGACCCGGCGCTCGTAGATATCGCTTCGTTTCGCGCCGCCGGCAATATTCTTGCCGACGAAGGCAACGGAATGTCGTGGATTATCACGTCGGTTATTCCCGCCGCGGATATCTTGAAAGAGGTCGCCCGCCAAGCCGACGCCATCTTCTTCGAGGATTCCACCGGCAAGTTTTCTACCCGTCTCATACGGGACGACTATACCCCGGCGGCGCTCTTCCTGTTCGACGAAGGAAACATTCTCAAGCTAAATGAGTTTTCGCGAAGTGGGTGGGTGGGAAGTAAAAACCACGTGAACATCGGGTACACGGACCGGGACAAAGAATTCCAAGCCACCGGGGCAATGTCTCAAGACCTCGCGAACGTCCGGATTCAGGGCGCCGAAGTCCGCGCCGACTACAAATACCCCGGAGTACATAGTGCGGCCACCGCACAAGCCATCGCCGAGCGCGAGCTTCGCGTCCTATCATTCCCCCTTGCGAAAATTGAATTTACTACGAACCGCGATGGGGTGCAATTCATTCCCGGCGAGGTAGTGCGTTTTTCGTGGTCTGCCCTCGGGATAACGGACATGGTCGTCCGCATCGCCCAAGTCGACGTTGGAGACATTGACAACGGAAAAGTCAAGATAGTCGGAATGCAGGACGTGTTCCGCGTGGCCGAGTCTCTCTACAAGGCCCCGAACGCAACCGGCTGGTCGCGCCCGAGTGACCTCGCGGGAGCGTTCGTTGCCGGCGAAGAACTCGTGCGGGAAATGCCGCGGATCTTGGGGAACCTTTACCCCGAACAGATCAGTGACCCGACTCAAGCGCGTACGTGGAACTTCGTAAGCCGCCCGGACGCGGGGCCGTCTACCCTCGACGTGGAAATCTTCATCGACGCCGTCGGCGCCGGTGATTTCCTCGAAGGGTTCGGGGACATAGAGCTAGTCCCCTTGGCGCTGATTGACCTTGAATACCCGGCAGCGACGGCCGACATTGAAACATCCGACGCTCTAAGCGTAGACACCACGGTCGACTTCTCGACAGATATCGGATCGGTGACTCCCGCGCAGGTCGCGGCCGGGCTCAACCTCGTGCTGATTGAAGGTGCGACGCAAGCCGAAGACGAAGTCATAGGGTTTGAAGACCTCATTGACGACGGCGACGGGACTTACCGACTGCGCAACGCTCACCGCGGGCTTCTCGACACGCAAGCCCGGACGCATGCGGTCGGTGCTCGGGTGTGGCTCTTCGCCGAAAACGTAGCGTACTCGAACATCCGGTTCGGAGACCTACAGGCGATCGACGTTCGGCACGTACCGAGCACGGCGAGCGACACGCTCGCCGTATTCGACGCGACCACCCTACCCCTCACCTTCGCCCAACGGACGTTGCGCCCGCATCACCCGGCCAACTTTACCGTCAACGCAACGCGCGTTCCGGTGGCGGTCGACGAGACGGCGGACCTCGACTTCGATTGGGAGCACCGGCTGAACGGAGACCTCACCGCTCGGGACGCGGCCGACGGGGACGCCACCGGCCAGTCGACGGACGTCGAGTATGTTTTGGAATTCCGAAACGCGGTTACGGCGGCGAGCCTTCGAACGGAAGTGCGTGTGAGCCCGTCCCCGAATTGGTTGACCTACCTCTACACGCAGGCGCTTCTTCAGGCAGACACCGGCGAGGTGGGGAACTTCCCCCTCGAAGCTCGGATGCACGCTCGATGGAAGGCCGGGGCTACGGCCGGGCCGGCACTCGTGACGTCGCTTCAGACCGTGGTGAAACAGTTCAACGCCGATATGGGCGGGGCCACGGTCCAGTCTATCGACCTCGACGGGACGACCGAGTACCTCGCGAATACCACGGCGGTTAGCCTCGGGATCGCGAACGTATGGTCGATCAACGTGTGGGTCCGCGGGACGTCGAGCGCCGGCGGGACGCAGCGGGATATCATCCACTTCGTTCCGGCCGCGTCGAACATCGGCCGAATATCACTCGTCCTCACGGACGACTCGGCCGCCGCGGCGTTCAACGTCACCGTATACAACGAAGCCGCGGCCATCGCAAAAGACTACGACTTCGGGAGCTTCACGGTCAACACGTGGACTATGCTCACGGTAACGTGGGACGGGACTAACCTTGTTGTCTATCAGGACGGCGTGGAACAGACTCCGACGTTGAATACGGACATCACCTTGACGCTACTCGGCATCACGGCGAACCGTGTTCTAATCGGCGCGACTACTACCCCGGCCGCTTCGTGGGTCGGGCAGATATTCTCGCCGGCGGTATGGACGACTGAACTCGTCCAAGCCGAGATAACCGCGATCGACGCTGGGACGTCCACGTTCAATCTTCGGGAGAACTCGGGCTTTTACGCTTCGCGGGCTACGCTGAACCACCTTTGGGACTTCCGAACGTCGGCGAACATCGGACAAGACTACCGCAACTCGACGACGGGGACTGCGGTTGACGTGGATACCAACTCGGCCAACATTACGGTGGCCGACCTCAACTCGGTGGACGTTCCCTAATGACAAAAGGTGAGAAGACTGTTTTAGAATCATTGCTTGAACAAGTCAAAGAACATAGGCTGGAAGTTCAAGCCCACGCCGAAGTCCTCGCTCGTCTCGACGAACGGACGTTCCATATACAGACGCGCATCGAAGGCGTCGAGTCCCGCATCAATCGGCGCGCGTCTGCGGTAGGTGCCATCGTTGGAACCATCGCGAGCGCGATCGTGGCCGGGATCTTCGCTTTAGTGGGGTGGCCCCGTGCCTAGTTTTGGAAAGAAGAGCATGAAGGAACTTCGCACGTGCGACCCCCGGTTGGTCCGGGTGATGCAGGCCGTCGTCCTTTGGTTCGACTGTTCGATCATCAAGGGACACCGCGGCGAGGCGGCGCAGAATGCCGCGTACGACGCCGGGTTCTCGAAGCTGCGCTTCCCACTCGGGAATCACAACTCGTACCCCTCGAACGCACTGGACGCGGCCCCGTACCCCTACGACGACACGGACCGGGAGCGTATGACCCTCTTCGCCGGCTACGTGCTCGGGACCGCCCGCGCGATGGGCATCAAGCTCCGGTGGGGCGGCGATTGGGACCGTGACACGGAAGTCAAAGACAACAACTTCGACGACCTCTTCCACTTCGAGATAGACGACTAGCCGGCCGACGCCCCTCGGGGCGACGCTGGCGAGCGGGTCGATCCTTTCGGGGGTTGGGATCGGCCCGCTCAATTCAATAGGCCCGGGGTCTCGCTTAGGCGGGGCTCCGGGCCTTTTTGCGTTTCGGGCTCGAATGTTCTAAAGTGGGATCGGCTTCAGCCGAAGAGAGTAGAAACAAAGGGAGAAACCAAATGGAAAATTCAAAGATCATCTACGGCCTCATCGTCACCGGTATCGAGTCGGGCTCGTACTCTTCGTTCTCCATCGAGGGCGATTGGGAGAAGGCTTGGCGCGGCGCGGACGACGGGAAGTTCGAATCGTTTCAAGCCATCACGATTAGCGACCGGCACGCGTCCGCGGGCGACGAGCCAGCCGGCCCCCCGGCGCAACTGACAGACCAACGACTCACCGAAGCGTGGACGCGCTTTCAGGATCGAGCGCCCCGGCACTTCGCCGACGCCATGGAAGAGAACCATGATGCCATCACGGGCGACGTCTTCCTTCAGATCCTAGCCTTCGGAGAAATCATCTATGGGTAATTTCAAACGATTCACGGACAGTCAACGAAACAAACTCTACACGGCGGAGCGCGAAGCGTTCGAGGGACACAAAGCGGACGAGAACCTTACGCCGGACGAAGCCCTCGAACTAACGGCGCGCGTTTGGCGTGCGTCGGGGGCGTTGGCCTCGACGCCGGGGGTTCGCTTCTCTCGGAAGAAGGGTCTCGGCGCCGCGCACTATTCGCCATGGTGCCACCGTATCACGTACCACCCCGACTCGATTCACGCTTGGGTCGTCGTCCACGAGGTCTCGCACGCGATCGAGCGAGAAGGCGCTTCCCACGGCCCGGAGTTCGCCCGAGCGTACCTTGCGGCCGTCGAGCGGACCTTCGGCTTCGAGGCCCGCGAGCTACTCGGCGCAGCCTTCCGGAAGCACAAGGTCCGATCGACCGGGAAGAGCCAGCCACTAAAGAAGGGCACCGGCCCGAAGCGCGAGACGAAAATGCAGAAGGCTTTGAAACTCTCCGACGCGGTCGGTGTGAGGTTCCGGGCCGACGGTTGGAATCAACATTGGTACGAACTTCTCGGACCCGGCGGCGAATGTAACCGAAGCTGCTACGGGCTCGACGAAGTCATCCGAGAACTCGAATCCCGAGGTGCGAAATGATGGGAATGGAACTCAGTCTCCGAATGGAAATCCACGACGACGCGTGCGTCCGATGCTTGACGCCCAAGGCGTCGAACCGGGAGTGCGGACCCTGCGCCATGGAGAACGCCACGATCGTTTCGGCCGGCACGCTCGGTAGCGCTTGCCGGGCGATCGACGAATCAGAGAACGCTCGGAACGAGCGAAGGAAAGAGAACTCATGACCCGTGGGAATTCCTCGGGGGAGTGACCGGGCAGGACTTTTCTCACGCTCTAGGCGAGAAAGTGCGAGAATTCGATCAAGCGAATCAGGACGCGAACCGAGAAGGATAGAAACAACGGAGAGAAACAATGACCAACGAAGCCAAAATCCACGAAGTCGCTCAGTCCCGCTTCCCCGAGTTCGCCAAGAAGTTCGCTCGTCTCGTCAAGCTGGCCGAGAAGATCGACGTCGACGCGCCGGACTTCTCGATCGTCGGCGAAGTCACTCACCCCCGCCCCCCGCAGACCGACGCGGACCGCCAGCGAATCGCGGACCGCGACCCGACGTACCCGATCGTCCCCTTCTTCCAGATCACCATCACGGGCGACGCGCCCCAGGTTCCCGGCTTCCGCTTCGTCGGGAAGATTGAGCCGAGCGAGATTGCCGGCATCAACTTCGTCTCCGCGATCCCCGGGATCGACGTCAACATCACCCCCTTCGCAAAGGCCGCGATCGAGTGCGAGCATTGCCAGACGAACCGCGCCCGGAAAGCCGCCTACCTCATTGAGTCGACCGAGTCCGGTTCGATCTTCCGAGTCGGGAAGAACTGCCTTCAGGACTTCACCGGCCACGCGAGCCCCGAGTCCTGCGCGAAGTTCTTCGAAGTGCTTATGTCGATCCTCGACGAAGAGTGGGAGCCGTGCTGCGAGCGCATCGAGCCCACGTTCGATACCCTCGGCTTCGTTCAAATGACCGCCGCGGTGATTCAGGAGTTCGGATGGGCACCGGTCTCGGGTAGCGACTGGCCGACGAAGGTCGCCGTGATGCAGGCGCTTGAGAATTCCGGCCCCTTCTCCGGTTCGGCCCGGGATCGAATCGCGATTCCCGTAATCACCGAGGCGCACAAGACGCTCGCCACCGAGGCGCTTGCATGGGCGCGCACGTTGTCGCCGGACCCGGTCGTCGAGAAGAGCGACTATCTTCGAAACCTTCGCCTCGCGGTCGAGCCCGAGTTCGTGGTTGCCAAGCGGACCGGCCTTCTCGCCTCGATCCTTCGAGCCTACACGACGGCGAAGGAAATCGAAATCAAGAAGGCGGAGCGCAAAGAACAGAAGGCCGCGGCGCAGCCGATCCCCACGTTCGACGGCCGTGTCCGAGTCGAAGGTTCGATCGTAGCGGCAAACTGGAAGGACACCGACTTCGGGTCCGTCCTGAAGATTACCGTTCGCCACGCGGACGGGTGGGCGGTCTACGGTTCATGCCCGAGCGCGATCAGCGGCGAGCGTGACTCTTCCGAGTTGATCGGAAAGCCGATCGGCTTCGACGCCCGAATCAAGGTGAGCCGCGACGACCCGAAGTTCGGATTCTTCAGCCGGCCGACGAAGGTCGCCTTCGAGGGCTAGTGGATCGAGGCTCCCCGCAGGGCGACCCGGATAGCCTCGGCTTCCGGATCGGTCTTCACCCCCGGGAAATCGAGGTCGTCCGGGCGCTTCCCGGTGAGCGCGTAGCGCCCCAGAAGAACGACGACGAATACTGCGGCCAGCACCGCGGCGAATGGGGCCACACCGACGGCCAGAAGGATTCGTGACCCGATGTTCGCCCGGACGATCGGGCCGCTTAGAAGGGCTCTCACGGCGCCGCCTCCAGACCGAGTCCCCGAAGGAATTCACTCGCCTCGGCTTGCTTCCCACGGGGGGTTCCGCCGGCCCGGCGGTTCTGGCCCTTCACGTAGGGAACGCCCGGGTTGGTGACGTGAGCGACGCCCCCCATGACGCCAAATTTGTTCGGTCGCCGGAACGCCATGAATCCCTTCTTCCAGATCAGCCGGGGCGGCTTCGTGAGACTCGCGCGTAGTGCCTTCAGCCGGTCTCGGCTGCGCGGGCAAGTCGCCGAGTGAGCCCGGCCGGGTGCGCGCTCGCAATGCCGGCAGATAGTTTTCGACTCGCTTGCGCGTCTAAACGTATTCATATAACCCTCAAGATCCAATAGAGCGGGGCCAACGTAGAAACCACGGTGGCGATAAAGATGGCCGCGTATTTCGCGACCTTCGACGCCGATATGGGGTCTACTTGGTCTAGGTCAACCATGCGACCACGTTCAGTCCGGGTAACGGCGACACACAGAAACTTAGTACCGTCGGGGTCAAAGAAGAACTCGCCGACGTGCTCGACGTCGCGCTCCGCGGCCACGCGGACGCGGCCTTTCAGCCAATCGTTGAAGGCATCTAACACAATTTCTCTCCTACAATTTCGGAGTCAATGTTCCCCAGGTAGGGGAAGTGACCGAGCGCCATGAGCGCGCCGATGGTGCCTTGCAGGATTTCCCTGTAGGCGTGCATTTCCAGAGAAGCCATTACCTCGGAACTCTCGGTCGGTCGGCTTCTGGCAATCATTATAAGCGCCTTCGCGGCTTCCGCCAAGGTGTTGCTCGACTGAACTAAGAACCCTTGGTACGCCTCGGCCTTGTTGGGCAACATACCGCGTGCCATTTCTCGTGACGCGGCGCGGAAGGCCACGCTAATTGTTTGTTCGGGTGTCATCCTAAATTCTCCAAGTCCGGAGTGTAGCGGCTTTTCAGCGTGCCGCTACACCCCGGGCAGGTTACGCCGTCGGGAACAGGACTTGAACCATGCGCTCGGTTGCCGCCTGAACGCGGTCCACGCCGAACTCGGCGCGAATCACGTAGTCGGGGGTGAACTCAGCCAGCGCGTCTTCGGACGCGTGCTTCGCCGCCGTACCGACGAACCCCGGGTCCGTTCGCTCCACCCGGACGACGATGCCGCCGTTGTTGTGAATGAGTTTGAACTCATTCGGGAACCGCACGTCGGAAATGACGATCGGGATATAAGCCGCCTCGTCCGTGTTCCACACGTCGTCCATGGTGCGAAGAACTTGCTTCGCCCATATGTCCGTGTCGATATGCCGGAAGCACTCGGTTCCGACGTATTGAAGAACGCGACGCCGCGTCCATCCGTCCGGGAGTTTCGGGTCTTGCTCTTCCTTGTATTCGAGTTCGTCGAGAGCGTCTCGATTCCACCCGAAGACGTCGGCGCAAAGATCCTTCAGCGGCCCGGCCATCGTCAACTCGACGAAGCCGTGCTTTTTCACAAGGTGACGCGCGGCCGTGCTCTTGCCCGACCCAGCGGCGCCCATCAATCCAATCAGTTTCATAATGTTTCCTCTGCTAGTGCGGCTTTTAAGTCCGCTTCGGTGGCGCCCTTCTTTCGAAGGACTCTTCCAACTCGTTCCTCAACCGTGTCTTCGGCGACGAGGTGGTAGACCATGACGCGGTCGGCAAGCTGGCCTTGGCGAGCGAGCCGCGCGTTTAGTTGGTTGTATAGCTCCAGATCCCACGGCGTGCCATACCAAATGATATGGTGGCCGCCGTCCTGAAGGTTAAGCCCGTAGGACATGCTCTGCGGCTGAATCAGAAGGCGGTCGATCTTCTTCTTGTTCCATTGCGTCGCGAGCCGATCGCCTTCCTTTGCCGAAACCCCCGAGCCGATATGGGCCGCGGTCGGGAGCCGGCTACGGATCGCGAAATAGTCCGCGTGGAATTCGTAGACGATGAACGTCGGGCGCGGGCCGATTTCAGCGAGCAACTCTTCAAGGGCGTCGAGCTTGGCGTCGTGTAGCCGGTGGGTGCCGTGGTCCCCGTCGTAGACGAAGCCGTTGCATATCTGCCGGAGCTTCCCCTGCGCCGCTTCCTCGGCGGCGAGTAGCGTTGTCCCGTCCGGAAGATCGCAGATCGCCTCGGTCCTCATTTCGTGGTATGCCACCTTCGCCTTCGCCGGCAACCGGACTGGAATGTCCGTGCGGACCACTTCGGGAAGTTCGAGGTAATCCTCCGCCCGAAGGCAAGTGATTCGCGGGGCGATAGCCCGAAGGATCTCTTCCGCGGAACCGGGCCGGAGCTTCCACGATATGTCGCGGGCGTGCGGCCCGTTCGAAATGGGGACGAAATACCGTTTCCGGTAGTACGTGATACGGGGGTCGAGCGCGGCGCCGTCTTCGAGTGGCCGCCCGCCGTCAAGCAACGTTAGCTGACCGTGAAGGTCTTCGTACCCGTTCGGCGCCGGCGAGCCCGTGAGGATATGGCGCCGGGCGAAGTCCCCGAAGTAGCGGCCAAGGGTTTTGAACCGGGTGCCGGACGCGCGCTTGAACTTTGAGGATTCGTCGACGATCAACATTTCCGGCCGGTTCACCCACGTTTTCCAATAGCCGGGAATCCACTTCCGCGGGTTCACCGGGTCGCGGTGGCCGAAGAGTTTCTTGAGGTGTTCGGGGTTGCAGACGAACAGGTCGCCGTCTTCGCGCTCGCCGGCGTGGAGGTTCACCACCTTGAGGTGCTCGAACTGCTTCCACTTCGCGACCTCGTGCGGCCACACCGAATAACAGACGCGGAGCGGGGCGATGATAAGCGCGCGTTCCACGTCGAGGCACTCCTGAAGCTGGACGAACGCGTCGAGCGTTTGCGCGGTCTTGCCGAGCCCGGGATCTTCGAAGAGGCCGTGGTACGGATCGCGGACGAGCGCAGCGGTCGCTCGTTCCGAGTAACCATGCGGCTTATAATTCATCACCGAAGAACTCAACTAACCACTCCTCAACCGCTTTATGCGTCCAGAGACATTGCCACTCAAAACCAAGCCTACGGAGAAGTTTTCCGATCAGGTTTTGCCGGCGGGTTAGAAGCCCGCCCGGTCTCTTCAGTTCGATGAACGCTATCCGCCCCTTTGAGGCGAAAACGATACGATCCGGCCACCCCTTCCCGAGTCTCTCCCCCTTCATTGTGAACGCGGGCTTGTGCCTTTTCACACCGCGCACTAGCGCAGACTCTACAGAACTCTCTAACATTTTCGGACTCCCAAGAGAGGTGGCTATACGCCAGCTTGAAGTTGAACGGTACGATCAGCCACTCTTGGAAGAATGCGCGGACGATCCCGACGGTTGTGCCCGCGGCGTCGCAAATTTGCGCGAGAGTTATGCCCCCGCGGTTGTCGACGGTGAACCATAATCTCTCGTCGTCCCACCGTTCCAGCGTGAGCATCAAGTCCGCTCGCCGCGCCACCGTTAGAGTGTGCCCGGCAATCAAAGCCGCGAATTCCGACTCGTGCGCGACCAATTTTGCGTGTGTCTCCAGAAGAGTAGTCTTCGCACTGACCACTACAATTTCCAGAACGTCGTTTGCGTCAATCACTTTCGGTATCTCACGGCCCGCCACCCTTCAGCTACAATGGGGAAATTGTCGGCCCACTTCGGCCGCTCTGAGAGAATAGCGTTGAACTCTTCGACGCTACCAAAACCTTTCGGAACTTCAGACACGATTTCGTCGTGAACCGTCAAGACTATATGATAGCCGGCGTTCTCCGCTCGCACCATGGCCTCGGCCATAATATCCCGGCAAAGCGCTTGAACAATGTTCTCGGTGAGCTTCCCGCCGTAGGTCGACGTACGAATCCATTGGCGGGTGTAGGTGTCAACCCCCCAGAACTGAAGTTGCGGTCGCTTGCCCCACGGCGTGTCGACGACTTCCACCTTCGGGTCGAGATAGGAGAGAAGCCGGCCGCTCGGGAGCCGGCAATGCAGGAATCGCCCGACTACCTTCCAAGCGATATGCTCTTGCCGAATAGTCGTGCCTTTGTTGCGAACCGCGCGGATCGCCGCCTCATTCGCCTTGTACCAGAAGTCTTTGACCGGCCAGTTCTTCTCTCGGTAGGCGTTCACGAGTTCGGTGGCGCGCTCTTCTGATAACTCGACGCCCATTCCGCCGGCGTAGCTCGCGAGCTTTGGGCCACCCATTTGATAGCCACACCCGAGAATCACGACCTTCCCGTCTTGGCGCTCTTGGTCGTCGGTCTTGTAGATCGTTCGACCGTGGATCTCGGACGCTTGCCACGTGTAAATGTCTTGCCCCGGCATCGCGCCCGAGTCGATCAGGTCGAACGCCTTGATCCCTTCGGAGTGGCCGGTGACCCAAAACGTGCCCCGGGCCTCGATCGCCGAATAGTCCGACGCGAGGAGTTCGTTGCCGGGCGCCGGCGTGATGGTCCCGCGGAGAACCGACGAGAGGAGTTGCATGATATTGTCCCGGCCGTAAATCATGCTTACGAGTTCGTAGTCGCCGGTCGAGACGTGTTGACACGTGCGCTCCATCGCATCGCCGGGCGCGTCCCCCTTCACGTCCTTCGGGCACTTCCGGGGGTAGTTGTGGGGCTGAATCCCCTTGCCGCCCCACCGGCCAGTCGACGCCGCGTGGTAGCGCATGGACTCGCGCACTCGGTCGTCGGTCCCAAGGCGGTTCCGGATCGTGCGGTATTTCTTCGTGCTCGTCTTGTTCACGGCCAGCCAGATTGAGCATGCGCGGGCTACGTGCTCGGGGACGTCGGGGCGGACGAGGATCTCTTCCATTGCGTCGGCTTCAGTCGTCTCGATCTCTTCGCCCTTCGGGTTGAGCTTCGTCGGAACGGATACGCCTTGTTCGTTCAACCACTTCTTCATTTGATCGCGTTGCGTGACCTTGCAGACGTCACCGTCGGTGATTTCCGAAAGCTCTTCTTGCGAGTCCAGATCGCAGGCGTCGCCAATCTTGATCGCGGCTTCCACGAGATTGCGGTCGCAATGGAGACCCCGAAAGTTGATCTTTTGATCGAGGTTGTAGACGACGCGCTCGGTCTTCGGTAGCGGGCGGAGCGCCTTCCCAATCGAGCGTTCGGCTTCAACGTCCTGAAGGTTGTACGCGAAGACGTCGAGCAACCCTTTACGCAACTGAAGGAAGCGCGGGAAATCATCCGAGACGAGAAGCCCTTGGCTCTCGAACTTGAAAGCGGTCGTTGTTTTGCTTTCCCATTCCCAACCGTCGAACTCAATTCCGTTGTCCTCGGCGATCACCCGGCGCTCCCACTTCAGAAGGTTGCGGGGCTTCGTGTGCTTCATCATTATCTTGTGGCCGGCGGAGTCTTTGTGCTGCGATAGACCGAGGTCGCGGGTCACGTGGTCGAGCTTCGCGCGAAGAGCGTACGACGCGGCGAGCGCGGCCGTGCAGACCCAATGGTCGTCCGGGATCTCGGGCCAACCGTGGCGGTCGACCATGACAAACTTCCAAATGCAACGTTCGAAGAACGCATTGTGTGCTTCGTGGTGGTGGCCTTCCTCCACCGCCTTGAACAGACTCTTCGGCTCGGGCGTTGCCTGAATGTCCGCGCGCGTACGGTCGGCCTTGCGCTTCGCGTAGGGGTCGGTGAAGTCCCGGAACGCCGGGTGCCAAAGCGCCGGCACGGAATCATCGACGGCCCACGCGTAGGAAAGGACTTCGGTCGAAGGATGCCGAGCGTATTCGTACGTCCCGAGGTCTTTCAACTCGACGCCGCTGCGCGTCTCGAAGTCGCCAACTATCACGTCGTCGCCCCCATGCCTTGCCGCACGAGGTGGCCGCCCATCAAAATCATGGCGATCCCGAAGGCCACGTCGAGAGTCATTTTCTCGCCGACCATGAAGTGAGCGGACAGAACGCGGAGCCCGATGTTCCCGATCGTGAAGGTCGCCCACGCGGTCATAAACGAAGGCGCGTCGCGCCACGCGTAGAAGAGCCCGACCTGCGCGACGAAGATCAGCGGCGCCGTCCGAAGGAACGCCGCGCCCGCGTGCTCGTACCCTCCCGTCCGGTTCATGTATTCGGTAGCCGCAATCGCGAAGTTCGCGGCGATCGACCATACCAACCACGGGATAGCGTTGAGCAAGTGGGTCATGGTTCAGCCCCCGTCTCGGTCAGTCCGAATGAACTTGTATATCGTCACCGGGTCCGCGACCGTTATGTCGGGATAGTGGTACTGCAATGCCGTGTGCAGTTGGCCGAGACTGAGGAACCCGTCGGCCCGCGCTTCCTCGTCGGTCAGTTGTTCGAGGGTCGTCAACGTCACCCGGTGAATGTCGATCTCAATCGTCATCTTTGGGTTCTCCGAGTTAACGAGTACGGCCGGGCCGAAGCCGGGCCGGTGGCCTCGTCGAATAGTGGTACGCTTCGACCCGACCCGGACGGCGTTGAAATAGTCGGGGTGAAGTGTTATCTCAGGTAGAACGCTCAACTCAAACACTGTGAAGCCCAACGGACTGAACGGGGGGCGTGATAAAGACCGATTTGACGCCCGGGTTGTTGAGGTCTACGAACGCGACCGGGTAACCCTGAATCTGTCCTTCAACGTTCGTCATCGCCGTCTGATTGATGAACATGAGAAGCGTGCCGGCCGGGCTGATTGTATCGCACTCGATGATTTGTTCGGTGTCGTCGGCGTAACGGATGGTGTAACTTTTCGAATCCATGGGGGTCTCCAGTTGGGTTGAAGGTTCTACCCGAAAAGCCCGGGGAGCGAAACTCCCCGGGCGATCGGACGTGCGCGCGCGACGATCAGCTATAAATATCGTCGTCGTCACCGATCGGGGGCGCGGCCTCGTCGTCGGTGGAACCTTCCTCGATCAGATCGGAGAAGTCATCCTCGGCCGAAGACTTGCCCGAGAAGGGTTCGTCGTCCCGGACGAAGAGAAGGTTCTGAAGGCCGAACGAGACGCCCTTGTTCCCCTTCGTGTCGTACGCGTAGGCGTTGACCGTGGCGTACGCCCAACATCCGGCGTAGAACTCCTCGTCGGTCATCAACTCCACGCCCTCGCGGTTGATTACCTTTGGGCGGTAGAGCGAAGACGCCCGGACGAACGTATGGCCGGCGAAGCCGTCCCATTCGGTGTCGTCACCGTCGCGGAAGGGGCTCTTCAGACCCTTCGGGATCTTCTCTTTCGACCCCCAATGGTTGAGCGCGGCGGTCTTCACGGCCGCCTTCATGGTCGTGAGGTCGGCCTTGTCCTTCCCGGCCTTCGGGAAGAGAAAGGTGATTTCGTACTTCGGCGTGCCCTCTTCGTAGGTGCGCGTCTTGAAGACCGAAGCGAAAGCCGCTCGGAAGAGCGGAGTCCGGAGTTTGTTCGACTTGTCGTCTGACATAATGGTAGTTTCCTCTGCTAGCAGGTTACTCGTTCGAAGACGCCTTGTCTTCTATGAGTTCGGGGATATCGCCGAATTCCTCGATGGGTGTCGGTATTTCGACCTGCGCCCTCTTGTCATTCATGGGCGCGAGGGTCAAGCCACCTTCGGGCTTCTCCGCGTGCTCCGCGATAAAATCTTTTCCGAGTATCTTCTCTAGTTGTGCCACTGAGAGAAGGATTGGGTCGGTAAATATGTCTTCCGGCGGAAGACCTTGGTCGAACGCTTCCTTGACGGCGATGGCCTCGATCCCGACGGGGTCTTTGTAAACGCGGTTGGACTTCTTGCGAACCATCTTCGCCCACGGAAATTCGTAGCCGAACTCGACGCGCCGGCGAACCATTTCCGAGACGCCTTTGATGTAGTGGTCGAGATAGGGAATCAGAAGGTACGCCTTTGAGAGTGCTTCCATATCCGCGGCGTCTGGCAGTAAGACGACTTCGGAAGGTTCCGGCATGTTAGCAGGCATTCCATCTTTTGCAACCTCTACGCCCCCGGCCAGTAGATCGGCGAAGTCAGACTTCACCGTCGTTACCGCTTTCTTTTCGAGTTCGGGGCAAGGCCGCCCGCGAACCGGACAGAACTTACACCAATCTCCGGGAGAGAGCGGGGCGTTCGGGTCGGACGTACGCTCGGCCGCGCCAACGATCGTTCCCGCGAAGTCGAGCAGGTGAGAGCGGTCGAGCGTGACGCGGCGGATCGGGCCTTCGCGGTGCATCGCCCGGGGCTGGACGATCACGAGCTTGATGGTCTCGATCTCCGGGTGAAGCTGGAGCGCGCCGAGCGCGTAGTACATTGCTTGGTCGTTCCAATCGACCTCAACCACCACGCCGGCGCCGTACTTGAAATCGGTCACCACCATTTCGGAGTGGATCATTTCCTCGGCGGCGATGAAGTCGGCGGTTCCGTAGAGCGCGTCGTCGCCGGGGATCGGGAAGACCGTCTTCTCGATGTAGAACGAAGCCGTCCCGCTGTTCCCGAGGCGCTTCATTTGCCGGCGGATCTCGTCGAGGTACATTTGCACCGCGTCCACCATTTCGTCGTTGACTTCGTAGGTGCCAAGCTCGCCGGCGAGGAACTCGCCCTTATGGTCGGCGGCGTTCGTATCGTTCTCAAGGCAATGCTGGCAGAGGTTGTGCGCGCACGATCCCTCGTCGGCGAAAACCGAGGTCTTGTTCCGGTCCCCCTTCGGGAGCTTCGCGATCTCACGAACCGAGCCGGGGCAGTTGATCCAACGTGAAGCGCTCGAAGCGCCGAGAATTGCGTGTGTTGTTTCAGGCATTGGGGGTTCCTTTGGGCGCCGGCGTTTCGGCCGGCGCCCGAGTAGGGGTATCAACCGCCGACGTTGACTTCGTCGAGCCGGGCGATGAACGCCCCGTATTCCTCCGCATCGAGAGTTGAAATCGAGCCAGCATTGAACTCCTGAAGAACGCCCTTCGCCGCTTCCTTCCCGGGGCCATCCTTACAGAAAGACACGAGCGCCGTCTGCACTTCCTCGCGCGTCGGGCCAGCGGGCTCTTCCTCGGCCGTCTTCTTTGCCGCGGCCTTCTTCTTCGAAGCGGCCTTCTTCCGAACGGCCTTCGGCCGCTCTTCGGTATCTTCGCCTTCGGTCGTGTCCGCCAAATTGTCGCGTGCGGTCTCGGCCTTACCACGTACGTCGTCATTGACGGCTAACGCGATGATCTCCAGTGCGGTCGCGATTCGTTCCAAGTTCACTTCAATACTCATATCAGGGAGTCCTCTTCCATGGGTTGTGGCACAATATAACCGCGCCGTAGTACGCCATTTGACCGCCGGCGATCTCTTTCGATCTCCAGCCGTTGCATGACATTAGAAAGTCTCTTCGTCATTCGGATATTATGGTTCTGAGGCATAAGGCCAAACGCCTCGATCAGTATGCTCTCAGACGTCAAGAACTCACCCGCGTTGAACTTGTTCAAGTGCGCCGCCGCTTGCCCTTCCCACGGGTCCGCGATCCGCCGGTTCTCTTGTTCGACGCCGGCGGGTGCCCACAACCGTTCGGGGAGTTTGAGTCTAGCCTCCGCGTTCGGGCTCTTCTTCCAACTCGCCACGGCCTCGGCCCACACTTGGTCGGTGTCCATTTTATCAGGATAGATTCGACCGACTTTCACAGGAAGATATCGCCGGTTCCCGGTGGAGTCCTGAAGATACGAGTCGTCGTTGACCGTGCCGATGAAGACACATTGCCGGGGGAAGTCTCGCGACGCGCGGTCGTATGGAAGGCGGACGCGGTCAACGCACCGGGTGACGAACGCCTTCATGGCATCGGAGTCGGCTTTCTTCGCGACGTTCATTTCCTCGATCTCGATGATCCACTTCCCACGCATGGCGTCAACGACGTCTTTGTCGACGGCGGAGCGTAGTGGCGGCAACCCTTCGAGTGCCCACTCCCGTCCGAGCTTGCGGACGAGCGTTGACTTCCCGGACCCCTGAACGCCTTCGAGGATCAACATGAAGTCGAACTTGCAACCGGGCTCGAAGATCCGCGCGACGCCGGCGATCAGCACGAGCTTCGATACCCCACGGACGTATTCGTTGTCTTCCGCGCCGGCGGCGTCGATCAGCCACGTCTCCATGCGCTTCGTGCCGTCCCACTTCAGCGCGTTCAGGTATTCACGCACGGGGTGAACCTTGTTCTCCTGCGATTCCTTGATGATAGCTTCCCACCGACGTTCTTTGCCCGCGTCGCCGGTCCATCGGTTCCCCATTGAGTCGGAAATCGCGGCGCCGAGGAATACAACGTCCTCGTCTCCGAAGAGCGCCCCGGTATCTCGGCGCCGAATGTCCCCGGTAAATTCGTCGCAGTAGAACGAAAAGTCGAGCAAGCGCATCGCTTGGCGGACGTTGTGAACGAGGTCCGCGCGGATCAGCGCCATCCCGTCTTTCGGCTTCGGGCCGAACCGCCATTCCGGGACGTAGGGGGGGTTCTCTTCCCCTTGAAGTACGACCATGACGTCCGCGAACTCGACCTTTGGGTCGCCGGGTGGGAAGCCGAGCCCGCGCTTCGCGAGTTGGTAGTAGAGCGAGTCGATGGTCCGGCCTTCGCCGAATGACGAGTCGGCCGCTTCCCAAAAGTATTCGATATCGTCGCCGGCGTCCGCGTGCGCCGGGTCACTCGTCGACCACGCCTTGAACGCTTCGAGTCCCTCGGCACTTCCGCCGGTGCCGTGATGGCACGCGAAGAGCATATCGCGCCATTCGTCATAGTTCGAGAACTCGGCCGGGTCAAGCTGCGCGAGCGCCTCGGCGAGTTGGCCGTGGGAGACCGCGTCGCCCTCCCCACTCGCTTTCTTCGTCGCCGGCGGCCGGGTGATGGCTTCGAGGAGTGCCTCGGGGCAGGGGCGGCGCTCGCCCCCTTGGATCACGCGATACGTGCCCCCGTCGGGGTGAGTGCAACCCGGGGCCAACACTTGCCGGCCCATCGTCTTGAACTCGATCGCGCCCCCGAAGACGTCCTTCAGTTTCTCTTTGATCCGCACGCCCTCGGGCTTCGTAATATGAACGTGGTAGCCGGCGATCTTCCCCCCGGTCTCGACGATCAGGTCGTTCGAGAAGTCGAGGTCGTATTCAAGTTCAAGAGCGTCGAGCAGATCGCGAGCGCTCCGGCCCTTCGCGTCGGCGTGCTTCGGGTCCACGTCAATCACGAGGTCGGTGGCGTCTAGGCGGAGTCCGATATTCCCGCCGTTGGCTTTCCACTTGTCGATCACCTCGGTCGAGTAGACGTTCCGGCGCCAGTCATTATCTCGGGGGAGTTTTTGCCCCTTCTTCAACGGTATCTGTTTCACTGAGTGACTATCCCCGCCAATGTTAGTTCGTGCTCGAAAGCCCGTTTTGCTACGCCAACCCGGTAAAACATTGAACGCCTACCCCACGGCCCGGGTGCTTCCGGCCAAAGTTCATGGAACATATCAGCTAACGGGGGGCGCGTCACGTCCCCTTCTTTCGCGCCGTGTCGCGGGTCGATCTTGAACCCGTGGCACGTGGCGACGTAAAGACGCATATTCCACTCTAAGCCCGGCTTTGTCAATAGCCGGTGGATGATAACCCCAATGTCGACCCATCGGGCATTCTGGCGCTCGAAGACGTCGGGCGGGTTCGGGGTCTGCACTTCGCCCTTCAGAATGAAGTGGTCTTCGAACGGCCAGTTCTCCCCACACTTCCCGCAGACCCATATGCCGGCGTTGTTGCAGTTGCGATATATGAATTCGCATTTCCCACACGCCTTTCCGTAGAGTCGCCCGACCGAGTCGATGAAGTTCAAGCCCGGCGCCCCGAGACCATCGCGGGTCTCGTAATACCAGACGATTAAGCCGGCGGGGGTCATACTACCCGTGCCACGCGTCGTCGATCATATGGACGAGTTGGCGGTAACCGTTCGCGTGGACGAGGCCGTGTGTCTGGAACCACGAGGACGGGCCTTTGTTGTAGGACAGTCGGTAGTTGCTCGACGTACCGACCACGTAGCACCCCTGCCAGATCGCCGGCGAGTGGGAGTGGCCGACCATGCTGCGAACCCCGAGGCGGGCGAAGCCGGCGGCCGAGCCGCGCGCACCGTTCGAGCCGCGGTTGCCGTGCATTCCGAGTTCGACGCCTTCGACTTGGAAGGGCTTGTCGACGCGGCGGAATCTAACGTCCGAGCGGTCGAACAGGGCATGGTTCCGAAGAGCGAGTTCGAGCGCGACGGGGAACTCCCCGGTCGAGTCCTCGGCCCGGAGCATGGCCGCGGCGAGGTCGTGGTAGAGTGCGAGGTTCTCTGACTCCACACCGTTCTCCCCGCGCTCCAACCATCGGTCGAGGAACTCGTCATGGTTCGAGGGAATCACGTGGATGCCTGCTTCGAACTCGGGCAGATCATCCAGCCATGCCGCGATGGAGTTGAGTTCAAATTGCAAATTCGTCTGGCCTCTCCGGGCTTGCGCCGCGCGGGTCAAGCGACTGTTCACTTCGTGCGGGCTCACGGATGTTCCGTTGCCGAGGTCATGCAGAACGAGCCGATCAGGCTGAAGCACGGGCACCATGCCATACTCGCCGAACGTTGCGTCCATGACGTTCTGCGCAGTCTCGCCGACGTGGATATCACCCATGACGAGGGCGGCCGGGCTAGGCGCGTCTTCGATTCGGTCGGCGAAGTACGCGCGGTCGAGGTCGATGAAGCACTCGCCGTCCCAAACAATTTCCCGAAGGTGGAACCGGTCGTCGCGGACTTCGGCGATAATGCCGGCGAGCGAGTGGTGGAACGCCCCCATATCGCCGGCGGTCGTCTCACTGTACTCGGGTTGCGTCACCGCCCCCGAACTATAGAGCAACTTCGGGAGTTTGTTCTGCGGCGTCGCGACCGAGCGCATCGCGAGTTGGGGGTGACCGAAGACGGCGGAGCGCGCCTTCGTGCGACCGTCGAGCCGTGCGGGCAGCGGGTTGTGCGCCGTCGCCTGCGCCTTCATCGTCATAAATGAGAGAAGCGGGTGCGGTCGGATCTCCTCTTCGAGAAGGTAGGGGTGAAGGTTCACGTCCCACCACCGGTCGGGGCGCTCTGATTCCTCGACGGCTTTCCGCGTCGGGTTCTGGTACTTGATCGGGTTGACGACGAGTGCGCCGTCCCGCTCTTCGCGCCAGCGTTCGAGCGCGGAAAGGAAGCCCGGGTCGGCGGCGCAGTTGTTCACGGCCGACGTGACGATGAAGTCTTCGCGCTTCGAGAGTTTCGCGAGGTCCGACCCCGAGCGCGCGAATGATTCAGACGCGGCGCGCTTCGACTTCACGGCTCTCGGCGTGAACGCACTCATCGCTGATTCGTAGACCGGCTCATTCTTCTGAAGCCACACCTGAAGTGTATTCGTGGCGAACGGGAACCCGTGGTCTTTCCTCGCCCGTCGCACCCAAGACGCGAGACTACCCGTGTCGTCTCCTGCGGCCTTGCGCTCCAGCCACTTCACTAGGCCGGCTTTGATACCTTCGTTCGCTAGGAAAAAGTCGCTCAACGTCTCACGGGCCAAAGTCTACTCCTCAGATCAAAATTTAAGGGGGAAGAACACATTAACACAGTTGCGCGTAGAATGCTACCCTCCCCGCGGGCCGCCCCCCCGAGGGACAACTTGCCAGAACGCGACGACCTTTGACCTCGGGAAGCGGACAACCGGATGGTCTTCTGTCTTCCAGAAAACCGGATGTTCGTAAATCCAGAAGGGGGTAATGGGTGGGTTCGGGCAGGCGTTCGCAGCCAACACGAGGTCTCGGCCATGAGGCCGCCAAACAGTCGCGGTGTGAAAACCTACGCCGTCAGATTCCCCTTCGTCGGGCAGCGAATAGACGAGGACCGCGACGGCCGGGGGTTTGGCCCTTTGGAGTTGACTCACGACGTTATTCCAGAACGGTCGTCGCATTTGAATCCTATATGGTGAACCTAACAACTCGGCGATAACCGCCCATCGGGTGCGATAAATCATACACCCTTGACGCGGAATGTATCCAGTAGACTCAATGAGCCTTGACCGGTGTTTTCGGTATCCCCCCTTCGCAGACGGTAGCTGAAGAATACGCGCCATGTTGTAGACCGCGATCACGCTGCATTCCGCGCTCGTCGCTTGCGCGCTCACAATCCTCACTTCTCCCCCTTCGCCGCGTCTCGCAGGGCGTCGTACTCTTCAATCAGACTCGAAGAAGGCTGATAAAGATCCAATCTTTCCCTCAACCGATCCGCCGCAGCCAGCGCAGCCCTCGCCCCCTCCAGTTCGGCGCGAAGGGATTCGATGATGCAGGTCGGACAGGAAACGGGGATGGTCGCTAGACCGTCCTTGGTGCCACTATGGTCAGGGCAGTAGAGCGCCATTATTGGGCACCGATCGGCGGGGGGTTTGCACACGTACATTCCTCCCCCTCGCCGGACCCGCACGTGACGCATAGATCGTTCGTGTATTCATCAAAGAGCGCGCGGACGGTCTCGTGAATCCACACCGCGTCTTCGTACTCGTGGTAGGTGCCCTCCATCTTGAGCCAATGCTGAAGTTTCCGGAGACGTTCGAGTGTGAGTGGGTTCTCCGGGATTTCGTGGCCGGGCAGCGGGTATCCGTCGTAAGGTTCGGTGAGCGCCATTCCACCGGCCTCACGAAAGCAATCGGAATCGGTTTCGCAGCCGTGGTGACAAGTCCCACCGTCGTGCGGACACCGGTCTTCGTCGTAGTCGAAGCCGTCTTCTATATTTTTGAACTCAGACATTAAACCACCTTTTCGCACGTGCAGCGTTCGCCGAGAAACACCGGGCAACTTTTGGCTAGGCCCGACTCGATCTTCATGTTCGCAACTTCGACTTGAATATCACGCCGGGCATGCCGGCCCGGGGGCGTTTCCGAATGAGTAAATCGTAGAAGCTCTGCCACACCCCGAGCGGTCGCAATCAGAAGTCGTCGTTCGGCGTTCGTCATTATCGTCTATCCTTTCGCCAGTCGATATTGTTGGCGTCAGCGAAGTGGCGCTTGTTCCACTCGCGTTCGAGGGTGGGGTCGAGATATTGCCGGTGGTAGTTCACCGGAATATCGCGGTACGCGGCCAACATGGACTCGGCGTCGATCGAGGCCGGGAGTTCGACGGCCTCGGGCGCGATCGTTCGACACGCGGCCACGGCTGGCACCACGAGGGCGGCGCCTAACAGGGCCTTCAGAAAGTCTCGTCTCGTCCTCATTTCTCCACCTTCCTTTTGATTCCTTCGCAGCCGCCCACCACGGGCATCGCCGGCCAGCCGTGGGCTGCGCCCATTGTACCAGACTTCACGCGGGCCGCAATGTCGAGCGCGCGCTTCAGGAGTTCTTCCCGATCGGGATAGAGTGAACCCGGGCCGAGCCAAATTTGCACGCCGACGGCCGCTTGGTCCGGCGAGCCCGAGCCGGCGGGAATGAGTACGATCCCCGTCTTGTCCGGCCGTTCGTGGTCTTCACCGAGCCCGAGGCGCCAGCCACAATAAAATTGTACGCAGGGCCGCGGCCGGCGGGCGTAGATCCCGCACCCGAACTGAGGGTGAACAGTCGGCGCGAAGTCCACCCCGAACTCACCGACCGAGATTTCCATGACGGTCGCGGTTCCAGACCGAGCGAAGCGACACTTCCCGTGCTCCCCCTTAATGCCGGGCACGGGGAAGGCTACACAACACAAGTCACACGAACCACACTCGCGCCCGACGTTGTAGGCGACGTTGTTGACTATTGACGGGACGGTCATTAGTACGGTATGTCGTCAAGGTGGAAGGGTTGCGTCGTCGACGCAACGGCACCACTTCGGTCTTCGTCTACTTGATCCAAGAGGCGTTCGTAAATCCAAGTCCCGAGGAAGAATTCGTTGAACTTCACCCCTTCACCGCACGCCTCTTTGGCGCCGGGTGCCATGCGGGAGAACGGGACGAAGAGCTTGCCAAGGTCTCCGCGCTCGAAGTCGATATACGCGGCCTTCTCGGTACAGAACTCGATCACGCACGGGCCGAGGTCATGCGGGAACTTCGCCGGGTCAAAATCCTTAACCTCGATGGTCTTCGGAGTGAGAAGGTCTCGAATGTCCAGAAGGACGTCGAGGATCAGCCCGAAATGTTCCGGGTCGTCCTGCGATAGTTCTGCCACCGTCTCTCGCGTTACTTCGTAGTCGCTCACTTCTCTCCCCTTTCGACGCGGTTGCGTCCCCCCGCCTTTGCCGCGTACATCGCGGCGTCGGCTCGTTTCAAAATGTCGGTGGCGCACGTGTCGAAGTGCTCCTGAATCGACCACCCGATCGAGACTGTCACGAGCGGGTAGCCGGGAAGGTTCGACGACTCGACTAGCAGGCGCATGTTCTCGGCCATGGCGGCCACGCCGGCCGGGGTCGTATTCTCAATGACGACCACGAACTCTTCCCCGCCGTAGCGGCCGATCGAGTCCACCCGCCGGGTTCCACTTTTGAGGGTCTCGGCCACGTAGCGCAGCACCCGGTCCCCGACGTCGTGCCCGAAGTCGTCGTTCACGCTCTTGAAGTTGTCGGCGTCCACCATCAAGACGGCCATCGGCCGGTACGACCGCTTCGAGCGCGCGAAGCTATTGTCAAGCTCGCGGTCGAGCACGCCCCGGCCGGCGATCCCGGTCACGGCGTCGACCGAAAGGCGTTCGATCTCGGCCTTCAGGCGCGCGATCTCTTTCTCGAACGCTAGGCGCGCGAAGTATGCTCTTTTGCTCATACCGTCACCTCGGCCGGCACGACGCGGAAGTCGCGCAGGGCTTCACGGTGGACTTGCTCCATCGCGGCGTTCTTCATTGCCCGCACTATGTCAGACTCTTTCCATTCGAAGCCGATGAAGTGCTTCTCTGATTGAAAGCCCGTGCCATGCCAAAAGACGAAGAAGTCTCTCCCGTGCGGTGTGAACTCAGGCTCCCAATCGCGGAAGACCACGCGATCGAGAATCACTTTTAGTTCGGGTGCGGTCATTTGCTTTTCCTTTTCTGATTTAGAAATTCGTCGGCCGCACTCTTGCGGGCCGCCTTCTCGGCGCAAGCGAAGCATGGCTCCGCCGGCGACGTGTACGACTCACCACGTCGGAACGTGGTGCAGGTGGTGTGAACCGCCGGGCAGGTGGGGCAGGTGGTGTGAACCCTCACGCCATCGACTCGGCGTGGAAGTAATTGTCGTCCGCCTCAGTGTCCGCCCGCGCCCACGCTTTGAACAGGAAGGGCGCCGTCTTGTGATGGACCTGCGCGTCCGGGATCTCGACGCGGTTGCCGTCCTCGTCCGCGAGGTACGTGACGCACTCGGCCGAGTCGTCGCCGAGCGGGTCGGGCGTGATGGCGAAGATCAGCGACAACGTGTCCGGGAACTCCGGGCTCGCGTCTGTCATGTATTCGAAAGTGCCGTCTTCTTCGCCGAGGAATTCGATTTTCATTTTGTTTCTCCAGTTGGGTTGTGCTCTTCTGTTCGTCATACGTGACGAAGTTCTTTAGCGGCGTCCTCAAGTTGCCGGGCAAATGCGCGTCGGACCCCTTCGTCGATATCGTGCGCCGCTAGCTGGACCCTCAGGATGGTGAGCGCGACGAGGCGCTCGTGGTAATGAGGTAGGTCCGTCGCGTCTATGCGGTCCCAATACTCGTCGAGCAACTCCCGGAGCTTTTCAAGTTTCTCGTTCATTTCGAATCCTCCCACAACGCGAACTCAAAGTGCCGGCGCTTGTCCCCGATCTCCATGTGAGGGCAGACACGAATGACAATCTGTGACCGGTACATTTTCGGCCGGCGGAGAAGGCCCCACTCCATGAACGTTGGAAGGTGGTTCGCCTTGAACCGCTGCCATTCGTTCGTATAGTCGTGGTCCTCTCGGTCCGCTGGGAGTTCGTCGACGAGCCCGGTGATTCGGGTTATTAGATCGTGAGCCCCACGGTGAACCACGTAGTCCACTCGCGATTCGATATTGGAATCGGGAATTTGTAGCGCGCACCCGATTTCGTAGGTCATCAACCGGACCACTCGCACGGCGTCCTGTTCGTTCATCGGAGCGCCCTCACAATCACCGAGCCGAGGTAGGCGGTGACGAGGCCGATGGCCCACCCGGGCCAGAGTGCCGCGTGCCACACGGGGATTGAACGCCAGAGGAACATGAACAAGTAGGCCATGAAGACGGTGGACGCGGCGAGGGCAAGCCCCGGCGCGCACCACTCCACTAGGGTCTTCAGGACTCCAATTTCGGGGAACCGGTTCATATTGCTTCCCCTTCCCAAAGACACCCATTCGCCGGGCAGAAGTATCTCGGCTTCACAGACTGTACTACACGCCTCGTCACCGGACCGCCGCACTCGGGGCAAAGGTACGACTCGGACTTGTACGCCATCTTCGGGGTGGGGGGGTTGCGGAGTTTCATAAACCGATTCGCAATTTCGTGGGCTCTTCCTTGTGAGCACTGATTCCTAATGGCGAGAGCCAACTCTTCGGCGACGAGGATTGCCTCGGCCGCGTCGGCGTGGCGCGCTATTGTCCTGCGGAGACTCTTGTTCCCTCTTGACAACATTTCGCTTTTCGTGTGAAGATCAACATTCTCCGCGAGTAATTCACCGAGGTTGAAGCCCCCGTTGATAACTTCGTCGGCCATGGCCGGTGACGCACCGTAGGCGATCATGTAGAAGGCGCCGTGCGGGTTGGTAGGCCATCGGCCCGCGAACGTTTCAGCGGCCCATCGGGCAGGGTTTATCGACATTTCAATACTCCACATTTCTGCATGTTGGACATGCGTACGTTTCGATCCCGTAGGCTTCCACGGAACAGGTTGATCCTTCCATGGGTGCGTCGCAGCAATCGCAAAAGGCGTCGAGGTCTCCGAACCACTCGCACTCTTCCGACGAACAGTAGTGGCCGTCTGGCGTGGTCCCCTTGAGCGCGGGCTCTCCGCACTCGGGGCAACGGGCGGGGGGTGTTTCCGTTTTCGGTTTTGGAATCGGAATTTCGGTCAACCGCTGGAAAAGGTCGAGGCGCAGCGACGACATTACGACGCACCCCCGATCGGCGTCGCGCCGTCCGAAAAGCCGGCACGGTAGGCTTCGCCGAAGCGAATTGAAAACTGAAATTCGTCGCCCTTGAGCCCGTCTTCGAAGCCGTCGACGTACTCGGCGGCCAGCCGATTGACCTCGAACTCTTCGAGGTTGCCGCCGATCGCGGTCCGCCGAACGAAGTTCGGGTCCATCGACTCGGCGCGGTCGGCCGTGCCGACCTCGAAGCCGCCGATGTAGTCCGCGTCCGCGGAGTATTCATCGTCCATCGGCTCGCCGGCGTTCCCGTCTTGGTATCCTTGATGGTACATGGCTATCGTGCCCCTTCGGTGGACACGTCGAGAGCGCGTGCCATTTTGTTGAACAGGTCCGAACCCCGGTGGTCGAGGATGTTGGCGGAGCGGAGTGCTTCGCTTCGGAGCATGCTTGAGAGTTCTTTGGCGTCCGCGAGGTCCGCCACCGTGTCGAGTTTTACTTGTATCATGTTGTCCTCTTCGTCTCGTTCGTTCGGGAACTTTAGGGGTGGGGGTCATTTCGTTTTCGGTTTTCAAAATACAAATTCGTGGGGGCCTTCCCCTACGCGCCCAGCGGCCGACGGTCGGCCTTCGTAACGGCTCTCTTCAGAGGTTTGGAAAGGTCTCGTTCTCGTCCGATGTTGATTTTGTGGAGAAGGTGGTGGCGCATCATAAGAATCGCACCGGCGGCCGTGGCTCTTCCGACGTGCGGGTAATCGGCCGGGGCGCCGTCTGGCCCGAGAAGTAGGTACGTCCCGAGGTGGGTCCGTGAAAGTCGAAAGCCGTGCTTCGCAGCGAAAGCGCTGGCGGTCTTGTGGATTATGTGAAGGTCAGATTTCAGATTCATCGTTTTGTTCTCCGTTTGGTTGTTGCTTTCTATTCGGTTAAAGTGTCGCGCGCTTGAGCGCTTTCACCAAGTTTTCTTTCGAGCGGCCAGAACGTACAGGTTCTTCTCCACTTTCGCAAGATCCCAATCGTCCGAGAAATCGAGTTCGAGGTCTTTTCCGACGATCGAACCGCCGGCGGGCCGCGCCGAAAAATCCGGTCCAACTTTTATTTCATTTTCAGATTTGCTTTCGGTAAAGCCTTTCCCCCTCGGGTCGGGTCTCGCCTTATTGCGCATCCTCGTCAGTGCGCATGCCCCTCGGGTCAAGTTTCGAATCACGGATAGGCAACTAACACGCATATCTCATTTCCTTTCGTCACCTCCGGGGGTGACCTCATTAACACGCAACTCCCGAGGGGAGAAATTCTTCCCCATGGGACGCCGGCCGCGCCCGGGGGGTCTGCCCCCGCACGCATGCGCAACTATCGCTTTGCGCCGGTAACACCCCCCGCGAGGGATACCGGCAACTAACACGCAACTCTCCCGTACGGGCGCGAATTCGCCCGGGGGGCGAACTCACTCCCCTAGGGAAAAGTCTCCGGGCCGTACAACGTCAGAACGCCGGTTATACTTTAGTGAATTCGACGACAAAAAAAAAAAAATTATTTTCGCCCCCCGCGTCGATTCGTGTAATGTTCTCCCGGCCCGACGCCGTAGTGGACCCATCGCCGAAAAATTTTTCGGCCGGGAGAGTAGAACAATGATAGTTGTCAGCATGCTAGCAGGATTTTTCGTGGTTCTAGTTGGTTCGGATATCGTCGCCAGCGCGCGACGATTTCGCTAGACTAGCGTCGAAAGAATAACCGGCGCCCCCCGGCGCCACCACTCGGGAGAGTACTACAATGGATTTGAATCAGGAAACTAGAGAGTATTACGAATCAGTCGACGGTATAGTGATGGACATTACTAGCGCGGTTCGTTCCGGCGAAATCGACGCGGACGAGTGGAGTGATAGGCTACACGAAATCGTCGACGGAAATTTTTGGGTGATTTATACCTATCAAGCGAAACTAGTTGTAGCGTTCATATCGGATAACGATACCGCGGCATTCGACGAGGGTATGGAACTCGACCATTCGGCCGGAATTAATTGGAGTGGCCTAGCCTATTTCGCAATGTACGCGGACGCATGCGAACGAATGCCCGATTTCGACGCTATGCTAGCCGAACGCGACGAAATCGTCGATAGCGTCGCGCGGATGCTATTCGTCACGGCGTTCGCGGACGCATGCGAAGACGAGGAACTAGCGTCCGAGGGTTTCGAAATCGACCGAACGCAGGCGGCCGGCGCCGGTCAAGACTGGTTCGATACCGTCACGGACGACACCCCCGGCGAGGCAATAGACAGGGCGCGCGAAATCGTCGCCGATTTCGAGGCTAGGAACTCCCGGACGATAGAGGACGCTGGCAATGAATGGTCGGCGCTGGATTTCCACTATGGGGCCGGCCGAGAACATGGCCTAGAGCGGTTCGGATACTGCATTGCCATGACCTACCTCGGCGCCGGCGTTGGGTTGTGGGATGATTTTCGGGGGGATAAACCCCCGGCGTTCGAATGCGGAAATTCCGAGTTCAACGCGCTGGAGTTCCTCTAGACGAATGCGCAACTAGCGCGCAACGTTGAAACTATTTTCGTTCGGCCGGGCCGGGGGGGTAATGTTCTCCCGGCCCGACGCCGTAGTGGTATCAAGGCCCCGAGTTAACCGGGCCGGGAGAGTAATACAATGGACGACGATACGAAATTCGCAGTAGCCGAGAATCTAGTTCGCGAAATTCTGGACAGGGAACGCGAAATTATGGACGACGAGGACGCGATTAAAACCCTGCGAAGTCGAATCACGTTGAAACGTGCTAGTAATGAATCCCTGCGATTCGTTCTGCGCAGCGTCAACGCTATCTAGTTCGAAAGAATAACCGGCGCCCCCCGGCGCCACCACTCGGGAGAGTAATACAATGAGACTAGCCGAAAAATTGCTATATGATATCGTGCGATCCTACCTCGAATCGGGACAGGGGGAAATCGACGCATGCGACGAGTACGCGGAGCCCGGATATTCTACAGATACCCCCGACGCCCCGATATTGTTCGCCGATTGGAACGAATCGCACGCTACCCCCGCGTCCGACCCTTTGCGGGAGTATCAGCTAAACCATATCACGTCAATCGCGGACGCGTCCGCTATTCTCGCCGGCCGAATAGACAAACGAGACGCACGAAATCGCATAGCACGAATCGGGGCGCTAGCCGAACGTCTCGGATGGGGCGTAGAGTGGTCGGACGAGTGGACGATTTGCTACGCGGGGGGTAGTTGTAACAAAGCAGTCAGAACGCGGGGGGATTCATATAGTTGGACCCCGAGTTTTGTTATGTTCGACGGCGAAATTCAGTGTAAAGAATGCGCGCTGGAGGACGCGGACGCGTTGGAGGAGTATCTAACCGATAACGCGGACGCCGCAGATACATTCGGGGTCGATTGGAACTCCCGAGGGTGGCGACTGACTCGGCCCGGTTATGAATCGGGCTGGCATGCGGGACAGGACGCTAATCCGCACGATATTCTGAAGAGTCTGAACTCACGCAACGTCGAAGCGTTATTCTCGATTGACGGAACGGGCCAATTCGACATTCGCTTTTCACTATGGGTCCGGCCGCTGAATTCTCGGCATGGTTCGGGGGTATGGTACGACCCTGCGGGGGAGTGA